TTATTATGCTTTCAGGTGACATGCCTTTTGGTCGGGTTAGTGTGAAAAAATCTTCCAAAGGGGGTGAAATAAATTTCTAGGGGGGTATGAAAAAATCTTCATGGGGGGATGAAAAAATTTTCACCCATAATAATACAGTATAATAATACAAGTAATAATACAAGATAAACTATACTTTTAAAGTACTTTACATGAATAGTGAAAAAAATTTAGAGAGATATGTCTCTGTGTATCAGAACAAGAATTCAGTTGATGTGCCAATCAATGTTGTTTTAACCAATGTGCTTAATTGGATTAAGTTAGGAAGGTGGGCTAAGTTAATTCAAACAATACGGGAAACGGGGGTAGGAAAAGGTGATTTACCATGTGTAACTTGGACAGGAGTTTTTAACAAGGGAAGCAGAACTGAGAATGGTATTTCAGAGTTTTCAGGGTTTGCACCTATGGATTTTGATATGAAGGATAGCTCTGTTGATGATATACATGCACAGATTGAGGAGCTGAAAGAAGACCCACACATCTACGCAATCTGGAAATCTGCATCTGGCAAGGGTATACACGCATTAATGCGTATCCATTCATGTGAAAGTTACAGAGACCATTACAGGGCTATCATAAAAAATTACCCTAGAATTGATGAGAAATGCAGTAATATCTCAAGAATTCTTTTTGTTAGTCATGACCCTGAGTTATACATAAACGAGGATGCTCTTGAGTTTACTGAAGTAATCACAGAAGAAGTTCTAACCCTAACATCTGAGCCTACTAAGGCTAGTAAGACAGATTTTAGAAAGCTAGAGCTAGTATGTAACCTTTTCTTAAACGCACAGCAGGGTGAGAGGAATGACAAGATGCTTCGTGCAGGTAGGCTTTTAGGTGGATTTATTTCAGGTGGAATCATTCAGGAAGATATTGGAAGGTCTGCTTTACTTGGTGCGTTAGAACATCGTAGATACGAGCTTGGTGAAGAAGACTACAGGGATGCCATAAGAACTATGGAGAATGGAATTACTCATGGTAAGCTTTCTCCCATCCATGAGATTCAAGATGAGTTTTTAAAAATATCACTTGCAGAGGCTATTAAAGAGGAAGACATCCTTAAGTTCACACAAAGCGAACAGGAGGGCTTAGATTTTCTACTGAAGTACAAGAGGGGTGAGTTTGAAAAGGGGCTAGAAACGGGCTATATTGAGTTTGACCCACATTTTAAATTCATCAAGAAGGCTTTAACGGTGGTTCTTGGTCATGGTCATAGCGGTAAGACATCCTTTGCTTTATGGTTTTGCATTATTGCAGCGAAGTCGCATGGCTGGAAATGGGCTATCTATTGCGGTGAGAATTCAACTGAATCAGTAAGGCTTATTCTGAATCAGTACAATATGGGTAAGCGTATTGAAGATGCAACAGAGCTGGAGATTGAAAGGTCTAATAGGTGGGTAAGTAATAAGTTTGTAATACTAAGAAACGAGGACTTGCTAGAGCCTGTTCAAGTGCTTGACTTGATGGATAAGGTTAGGTCTGTGTATTCTATTGATGCTTGTCTGGTTGACCCGTTCAATTATTTGAAGTTACCCGGAAAGGAAAGATATAATTCTGTTATAGAAGCGTATACACTATTTCGTAACTATTGCCTGAGAACGGGTATTAACCTATGGCTTACTGCCCATACCAATACAGAGGCACAGAGAGAGGACAAGATGCCTACGGCTGCGCAGGCTGAGATGGGAGCCATGCTATTCAACAAGGCTGACCAATTCATTTGTGTCCACAGAACTACTTGGGAAGATGATGACCATACGATTAGAAACAATGGATGTCAGGTCTATATTGCTAAGACAGACAGAGACCAGCTGTATGGGTTGATTAAGGGTAAATACAAGGAGCCAATAGAGTTGAGGTACACTAGAATAGGATTTACCGATAAGCATGGATTGTTCCCTTATAGTACCCATAACGCACATCAGAAGAAGCTAGATTTTTAATCTTGTTTGCAGTTCTCAAACAGAGAACAAATAAATTTTATAAAATATTTTGTTTGTATACAATTTATGATTACATTTGTTCTAAATTAAAACAATGAAAAAAGTATTAGCAAGATTATTGCCTATACAATGGGCGTACAAACCGATGGGTATATGCCCTGTCCAAGCTGAAGGATATTTTTTAGGCTATTACTTTTTCTTTAGAGGGAGATGGGATAGCCTGACTATTGAGTTTGCTAATTCATGCGATGATTGGTTTAATGATAAGGTTATATATTGGAAGATTTTAAAAACAACGGATGGTATTTTTAATGCTGGATACTACCCACAAGAGAAATGTATTGAATTAATATACAGAGGATGTCTTCTTTTTTTAATTTATAAAATATTTAAAATTAAGTTATGACAACAGAGTACAACAACAGGTACCGTGATAAAATATATTTCACGGATAATGGTGACGGCACAGTTACTATGGATGGTGGAAAGTATTTGCGGTATGGTTTTGATGAAGAGCCGTATGAGGTAAATATGGTTGACCCATCTGGTGGACCATACATACAAATAGGGGACAACTTGAAGTCGTTTTTTCATGATGGTTTTGATAGGATTGTAGAAAGTATAAAAATACTTGAGAGAAATGGAGAACATGCAGATAGTTTTGATGAACCTGTTTCAGTATTGTTTAATATAAAAAGTGAAATATGATAATAGCTTTTTCTGGCTATGCAAAATCTGGGAAAGATACTGCAGCCGAAATAATAAAGTCAGAATATCCATCGTTTCAGATAAAGAAGTTTTCTCAGAAATTGAAAGATATTGCAAGTATTCTAACGGGTATACCATCTTCAATGTTTGAACAGCAGTTTATTAAAGATGCAGAAATATCTGGGTGGGGTATGACAGGAAGGGAAATGCTACAGAAAATTGGAACAGATGCAATAAGAGATGGATTGCATAAAGATGCTTGGGTAATGTCTTTATTTTCCGATTACCATTCAAATGATAAATGGTTGATAACAGACTGTAGATTCCCCAATGAGTATGCATATGTTAAGGACTTTGGTGGAATGGTTTTCCGAATAGAAAGACCTAATGTAAGTCCAGTCAATGCACACCCATCAGAAACTGCACTTGATGGATATAAGTTTGATGCAACCATTGTAAACGATGGTGATGTAGATAAATTAAAGCAAAACATATTAAGTATTATAAACCAAAACATGAACAATGAAAGCAATTCTTGAGTTTGACTTAAATGACCAAGATGATAATATGGCACATTTACGGGCAGTAAAGTCCCTTAGTATGGCTATGGCTTTATGGAATATATTATATAATTCTAAAAAGACTATGATGTATCAGGTTGAACGAGCAATAGAGAATGATAAAAACATTACACCTATAGATGCAGTTGAAATGACATACGATGCAATATGGGATATAGTAAAAGAAGAAGGTATTATCATTGACGAATTAATTAACTAAGATGGATATTAGAAGATTAGGAATGGAGTTTGCTTCTCTTTGTAATTTAATGAAGGCTGCATCTCTTTATGCTGAATCAATACGGGCTACAAACGTATCTTTTGAATACAAGAATGTATGCACGAATGTTATAAAGACGCATACCTTTCTTGAGAATAAATTAAAATCTGTTAATCCAGACGCATCTAAGATTATAGAATCAGAGATGGAAGATGATAAGATACATTACATAGCAGAAACTGTTTTATTGATGAGTTCTGTTAACACAGATGCTTGTAAAGAAATATTTGAGACGTTAAAAAAACACGTTGAACAATAAAATATATTTGGTTGTTTTCAAACAATACTTTAACTTTGTAAAAAATCAATAACATGAAACATTTATTTACTGCACTCGCAGCATTTCAGCAAGAAGTACCTGTAATTCATAAAGGTACCACAGGTTATGGCTACTCTTACGCAGATTTACCAGCCATCTTTGAAAAGATTAACCCATTAATGAAAAAGCATGGCTTGGGTTTCACTCAACTTTTAAATGGAGAATTTCTTGACACGGTAATTTTTCATATTGAAAGCGGAGAGAATATTAAATCTTCTGTAGCCATACCTGTCGGTGTCCAATTAAAAGGTATGAATGACTTTCAGGTACTAGGCTCTGCTATAACTTATCTAAGAAGATATGCTTTATCTGCAGCGTTAGGTCTAGTGACTGATAAAGATACTGATGCTTCCGGTGTTCAAGAAACTAGAGTACCAGCGAAAGAGCCAGCAGAGAAACCAAAATTTTCAACCAATGGCAAAGCAGTTGCCACAAAAGATTTCTTCTAATGATAGATTTAAATCAAAGACCGCTTTCTTTTAGCTCTCTTTCTCAGTTTGATACATCCCCTGTGCATTATATTAAGTATATAACACAGGTGAAAGAACAAACACCGCAGATGTTGTTAGGCTCACTCGTACATTGTATGATTCTTGAGCCGGATGAGGTGGATAATGAATATGTTCTTGCTCCAAAGTTTGACATGAGAAAGAAAGAGGATAAGGAGGCGAAGATTAAGTTTGAGCAGGATAATGAAGGCAAGAAAGTTATAGACCCTGAGACATGGGAGACTGCTAAGAATATAGCATCTGCTGTCTATGATTCTCCTATGGCTGTAAATATTCTATCTAAACTTGATGCGAGAGAATGTCATTTTAGATTCGAGCATGAAGGTATGCCTGTAAACGGATACATTGATGGGATAGGGAAGCAGAATGATACACCCTTTGTGTTAGAAATAAAAACGTCAGTTACCGCCAATCCAACAGATGTGATAAAGGATTTTTATAATAAGAAATATCACATACAGGCTGGGATATACAGGACTGCAATAGAGAGGATGGGTTTATCTGATAAATGTCCAGTAGTGTATATCGTTGTAGAGAATAGAGCACCGCATATTGTTAGTATGTTTATGGCTAGTGATGAATATGTAAGTCATGGTGTTAAGGAGTTCAATAGATTGGTTGATGAGTTTAAGGAGTGGAAGGCTATTGGATTCCCTACAGTCGGATACTCTAAGAGTGGGTCTGAGGAATTATACGAGTTATCATTACCCGGATGGGTTAAGTAGTTCATATGGCAAGCAATCAAGTCCCTGTATTTCTATATGGGGACTCTATTTTAAAACAATGAATATGTCAAATAAATTTCAACCCCGTAAGTACAAATGCAAGTGTGGGAAGGAAATCACAGAGTATGTTTGGGATTCCGAAATACACGATAAAATTATCACCTGTGAGTCATGCGGGGATAATTTAGGTTTTAATGATATTAAGGTTGACAAGGTTGGCTCAGTTACTGCAATTAGAACACCAACTAAAAATAGATAATATGACAGCAGTAGAATGGTTATTGTATCACTTTGATGAGATATACCACATTAAAGAAAAGTTTCTGCCAACTGATTGGGAGTTTCTTGAAGAAACATCAAAATCAATGGAGCAAAAACAGATAGAAAATGCTCATTTATCTGGATTGTTACGACCTCTTGAAATGGAAGCAACTAAACAAGCAGAACAATACTATAAAGAAACATTTAAAAAATAAAATTTGCTAATAATAAGGTTTAGTTATAAATTTGTAAACAACTAAACCCGTGATAATGGCAAGGCATGATGAACTTAAAATACCCGTTTCTTGGTTGCCGGAAGCAATACAAGATGAAGATTGGTGGGATGGGGGTATTTCTATTTGGCAGACAAAAGATTTAAGTAATGAATACGATTTATACATATTTAATGAATCTAGGCAGATGTTTATGTTTGATTATGTGTATGACTTGGAGCCAGCACCCAATAGAGTGTTTGGAGTGGTAATGGTACCTAGATTTGTTGGGAGGATAAAACAGAACTTTGATGACTCACTTATCTGCTACTCCAAACCTAACACAAAGTTGTATAAAATAAAAGTAAAGCTTGTAAGTGGGATACTAGATAGTATAAAAATATTGGGAATCAAAGACTATAAAACTGAAATATAATGGCAAAAGAGGGATTTACACAAGACACACTAAAAGATAAGCATCCTCATGTCTATAGAGCCATGATGGATACAGAGAAACTTCGTGCACCAGAGGGATACTATAATACCTATGTGAACTTCTTTAGGAATTATCGTTCCGCTAATGGTAAGCCAAGAAAGGTTTCGCTTCAGGCTATCCTAGAATACCTTGAGGCATCTGGAAAAAAGTTTTCAATCACAATTAAATAAACAGTTATGGCAGAAACCAAAAACACGATTTCCATCTTCAAGAATGAAGAAAAGAAATCAGAGAAAAGCCCAGACTACTCTGGCAACATTGAGCTGAATGGTGAAAAATTCCGTGTAGCCCTTTGGGTTAAACAGGCTAAAAACGGCAAGGCTTATCTAGGTGGTCTAGTGAGTGATGCTGAAGCAAATCAGAACAATGTTAAAAAAGAGGAGCCTAAAGCAAAACAATACGCTAGTGACCTCCCTTTTTAGTAGAAAGGTATCCGTTAGTTCAGAAACTAATAGATGCATTGGGATTAGTTGAAATAGAGGAGGGGGATTAGTTCCCCTTCCTATTTTTTTATGAAATTAATTTACGAGTTTAATATATCACCCGTACCCAATTACTACCTTATCGGTAGGCAAAAGAGATATACCTCTATGAACCTCTTTTACTCAAACACACATTGGTCTGTGAGGAAGGGGATAGTAGACAAAGCAAAGCAGACATTGAAGGCATTCGTAAACCAAAAAGTGTTTACAAAAAAGGCTAAAGAGCTACATATTTCATATGTTTACGAGTCCAAAAGAAATGCCTTTGATATTGAAAACAGATTAGGATTCTGGAGCAAAGTTTTCCTAGATTATGTTAAGGGAACTAAGACTATCCCAGATGACAATGTAAAAACGGTTAAGTCCGTTCTATACGAATATAAAAAGCACAACCAAATAACCGACAACCTAAAAATTAGAGTATATGATTTATCTAGCCAACGCCACATTGAAGAATAAAAAAGGTGATACTATAACATCTGAGGTAGTAGTGGGTCAGTTAGCCATAGATACTCAAACGCTTAATGATTATCAAACAAGGAGAGCTCTGGAAGACAGAGGAATCACACCGAAGCAGAAAACAAAATATGATAGTTGGAAAGAAGCAGAGGTAGTTTCCGTTGAAATTATTAAACAAATAAAAGGTCTATCGTCATGAGTCAACATTTTGAAACAGCTCCAGACAGAGCTTTTTCGCAGTATGACATTAAAAAGAATTTTAGAAAAGATATTCAGAGGGGTAATGAACAGCAAACCCTTGTGATGGATGTATTTGAGGGGGATAGCTTTGAGATTAAGTCAGATTTTATGGCACACCGCACAGGTAATATAGCCATAGAGTTTCAATGCAGAGGCAAGGATTCTGGCATAAGGAAAACAGAATCAAAGCATTGGGTGTATAAAATAATTGAGCCAGATATTATTATTGTATTTAGTACTGAAAAGCTCAGAAAGTTTGTAGAAGATAATATGGGTAACTATAAAGTGATAATGGGTGGGGATGATAAAAGCTCTAAGATGATGCTTATACCACTAAAAGAGATACTAAATATTCGTTGATTACTTCTTTGAAGACGACCCGTTTCTTCCGTTTCTAGCCCTGTTTGCGGAAGCTCTTTCCATGACTAAGGCACCCGTCTTTGTATGGCTTCTATCCATTCCTAGTGCTCTCATCTTACCATATGTTCCGGCTTTCTTATTAGCCCTGTTCAGTTCTGCTCTATACTTCTTTCTTTCCTTTGAGGCAGAATATTCCTTATCGTACTTTCTCTTACGTTCTATGGATTCTTTAGACCAATTCAAGGCTTTGTAGCTTGGGTGAGACCCAGCGTATCTATTTTTTGGCATTTTTACGCTTTAATTCTTTTAATTTCTTTGAAGACCAACTTGATATTTGAATTATAAGCCAAACTAATGATAATAAGGTAACTACGAATTGCAAAACGGGTGTTAATTTAACTAGGTTAATGAAATTTAGCCACGTCAAAACCGTAGCTGGTATCCCTATAACGCCTCCTGTATCTGTGTTGCTTTGCATTTTCTTAAAAACATTAAGCAAATATACCAATTATTCTTAACTGCTTAACGTAGAGAAAAACACTCTGAATTTCTTAAGCCTATCTTCTAGACCATGCGTACCACCATTCACCAATTTTGTAATTTTTGTGACAACAATATCAGTACTTCCGGTGTCGGCTATGGCATTTAGCTTACGGCTATCCCAGAACCAAGCTGCTGAAAGCATTGGATATTTTGTTGATACTAATTCTGGATTAGCCAATATATCTTCCTCAACAAATTTATCAAAAGCTGAGTAGTTTGTGCGTCCTGTAAGCTGGATATATCCTCTTCCCTTGTACATACTTCCGTGATTAGGCTCTGTATTACCCATCCTTCCACCATAAACACGGTCAGCAATAGCATCTGGCTTTCTTTCAAACTGCTTTGCTGTTTCTAAGTCTTTAAAATATTTAGGGAAAGTCTTTAAAAGACCTTGTGCAGAGTAGTTTAGGTTCTCTTTTGTTGCCTTGAATGAACCACTCTCATGAGCACATTGGGCTAAAAAATGGGCTAGCCTTAGCGTAGTGTCAATCTTAAACTTTTCTACTACGGAAGGTATCTGCTCTGCTACTTTTGCAGGTAAAATGGAATTAAGCCTTTCCAGATTCATTTCCCTTCAAAGCTTTTTCGTATGATGTAAAACCAAGTGCTGCTGCTGACAGACCAGCCACCGCCCAAACTAAGGCATCTGAAGGCTGATGTTCTTTCCCCTGAACTAATGCCCAGCAAAGAAATCCTGCACATAATACACCGACCAATCTTTTACTAGAAGCTTCTCCGTTAGAAGAGATGAATCCTTTAATCCAAGAAAAAAATGCTTTCATATTTACAGTTTTATATAAAAATCTACTGTAAAATTAACATTTTTTTGCCCGTCAATCATGGCACCGATACCATACACCCTATCCCTCTTTGTCTTTAACATAAGCCCTGTACCAACACCACTAATATTACTATTGCCCAGAATCGTTTTAGCACCTAAATAGAGCTGATTCTTGGGCTTCTCTTTTACGGTAATGGTTTCCTTTATAGTTGGGAAAATAAGGTCTGAATTGGTCGTTCTAGATAGAATGGCGTTCTCCTGAAGGGTGTCCTTGATGTATACGCTTCCATTAGTCCCGAACTTTATCGTGTCTGTAAACACCCTCTTAGCAAAGTGGGACATCAAGATTGAGTCATAGTAGTTGTGCATAAGCTCATCACCAAGCTCCATAGCTCCTAAATATGGTATCTCTTGGTAGATGGTGGTATCACGATAGATGGTCTTACCCTGCTTGTACACCACATCTGGCTTAACTTTTACGAATACGGTATCTATCTCCCGTTTTACTAGCTCATACTTCTTTCCATTTACTTTAATATCTTCGCCTTTAGTGGCAGGTCTCCCACATTCTGCCCTAAAAAGAATAAGGATAAGTAGGATGATTACGCCTAGATAAATGACATGCTGTTTCATATTAGATTGTTTGTTTACACAAATATATAAAGGTTAGTTAATAAATGCATGAATTTTCAAAAAATTTTCATGCAAAGTTAAAAAGTAGGTGCAAGGCAAAAAAAAGAGGTGCCAGAGGCACCCCTATTCATTCTAACCCATTCTCACAATTATTCGGCATCCATAGGGATAACTTCTGCCTCCTCTACTTCCTCAGTATTTTGATTCAGCTCAGGAAACTCTAACCCTTCAACCCATCCTTGCAGGAATGCATAGTTATCAATTCCGTCTTTTGAAAAGGTAAATTGGTAGAACTCAAACTCAGAATCTAACAACTCCTTAACCTTTTTATTCAAATTCTTAATTCCGTCTTTTGAATACTTATATCCACCTTTCTCATCCAATAAAAGACTTCCGTCTTTATCAGTATTAGCGTTATCAAGGCGAATCTCCTCTAATTTCTCATTGTAAGTGTCAAGATGAGATTTCATCTTCTCTCCTACCTTCTGTAGCTTTTTAACGCCTTTTGTTTCGTTTTTAACGAACTCCTCATTACCTAAAAGAATGTTGAGTGTTTGAACTAGACCTAGCAGGTCTCTGTACGATTTACTTACTTTAGCCATTGTTTAACCTTTTATTTCTACAAAAGTAATAATGTGGTTTTATACAACCAAAAAAAATTACCACTTTTTTTCAGGACATCCCGGAATCATCGGAGTGAAGACTTTAGCTTTTAGAGGGCACCCACACTTACCACAATAGCTCCCGAATACTGCTTCCTTTTTATGTTCACAGATAGAGCATATCTGCAACCTTACAGAAGCCCTCTTTTCCTCCTCTTCTGTGCTTTTAATAGCACTAGCCCAAGACCTAACTATCTCTTCGATTTTATGCATAGTATATCCGTTCTGATTATTCGTCAGTCATTTTTAGCTATGTATAGCTAATTAAGGTTGAGTTGGAGCTGGATTCTGGTCAGCAGCCTTAGTCAAACCAAGTTGAGCTAAGATATCAGCCTCAACTAACGCCCAATCAGCACCAGCCTCAGAAAGACCTTCTGAGATAGTAACTGTTTTGTTAGCAAGACTAACGCCATTACCCATAAGGCTTACCCAAGCATTTCCAGAAGTACCGAAAAGCTCAACAGCACCGCTGATGGTAACTTGATTTACAGTTCCCAAAGTGGCTCCGTTAAGTTCTACAGATGCTGCCTCTACTAAAATTGTCTTCATTTTTACGTTTTTTATTAATTAGAAGTTGTAAACAAAATTACTAAAATATATTGAAAACCTTGTTTTTACGGGTATGATTTTAGGCTGATAGCTTGATTAATACATGGGTTAAAAGGTTCTGGAATTCATCTGCTGTGCACGGCTCAAACCCGGCGTTTTGAATTCTGGTTAAAGTTTCATTGTAAATCTGCTGGTCTTTGGTAACCATTAGTCTTTTTTGCAGTCCAGAGCTAAATAACTCCATGCAAGTAAAAGTCTCTGGATTTAGCCTGTAAAAAAAATAGTTCTCTTTTTTAAAGTATAGCATAGTATTCATTTATTATTCTTCTTTTCCTCCGCCTTGACATACAGGACACACAACTAAATCAGCAGTATCACCTCTGTTTACATATACAACTGGGTAATTAGCATTCCCCGTGTAATAATATCCTTCAGGTGCAGTTAGACCCATCCCAGTACCACAATTACTGCCAAGGTATATAGTTGGAGGGGATGTCATCAGGCTTATATTTCCCTGATAACTTATTGTATAAGAACTACCAAAACCGGGGTTACAACAAGCTGTTATATCATCAGGCTGTGCATACCATGTTTCTACAGTACATGGAGTTGTAGAACACCCACAACTTGAGTCGCAAGAATTTATAAGTGTATTATATGTTCCACAACATCCATCTGCGTATGTATAATAAAGAGCTCCGCCAGAACAGAACTGTGAAATATATGTTCCGTATGCTGCACAGGTTGTAGTATTAGCTACATTACTCTTATTAGACCATGTTCCTGTAGCAGCACACCAAACCCTAGCTCTAAATAGGTAGGTGGTAGATGGACTAAGATTATATACATACTTAGTCGTAACGCAACCCGTATTACCTTCTGTAGTCCAGCTAGCACCTCCATTAGAACTGTATTCAACTTCTAAATTGGTACATGTACTATAAGAAATGTCTAGAATGGCATAAGTACTACACCTTGTTACATTATTAATAGTAGGTGCAGGACATGTAGCACCAGCAGCAGAATGGTTATAACTATACCATTCACTTATAGCAGCTGGATTAGATGAGTTAGGCCTTGAGGTTGAGTTAGTATTAATAGCTCCGTATCCGCCATCTTCGGCAGTATTCAGAGATATCTGAGCAGTACTAGAACGCCCTAGCTCAGTATTTATCTGACTCATTCCTAATTGTCCGCTACTTGGAAGTGCCATTTATCTGGGCTTTTAGTTCTTCAATCTGTTTTTGTTGATTATCTATAAGTAATTGTTGCTCTTTGATAGCAGCAATAGCAAGAGTTACCATTTTATCGTACCTAACCGTCTTGTATTCATCTGGATTTTTCTCCACATGCAACGGGTCGTAGTGCTCTGAATCAGGGTTACCATAATCATATTTATCATTAATATCTTTACCTCCCTGAATAGCAACACCCATAGGCCAAACTGCTTCTACTTCTTGCGATATTAATCCAAAGTCTTTATCACCTTCTTTTTTAGCCCACACTTCTTCAGACTTTTTGTTCCATTCAAACGTATAGGCACCTATCTTATTAATTATATCTAATGCACTATTTATAGGTTGAATATTTTGCTTTAGTCTTCTGTCAGAATAGTAGGCAATAACATCCCCTGTGGCATAAATAGGTCCTTCTACTTTAAAGTAGGAAACCGGGTTACCCACCACAACATAATAGCTAGCATGGCTTTCTCCATTATAGCCATTACCAAAATGCAGGTTTGAACCAGTCCAGTCTAAAACACGACCCATCACATCAAATGTGTTCCATTCGCCAGCCATTCTTATGGCATTATAGCCAGAACCTAAAGAAGCTCCATATAACCTTCTGTTGCTATTTTGATTAAAGTTAACTTCCCCATCAACAGATACGTTTTGAAATCTAGCAGTAGGAGTATTGGTTGTGAAATTTAAATAAGAACCATCCCAATACATACCCCTTCTGCTACCCCAAGTATTAGTACCATCCATGGACCAGAAACCATTATTCTCGCCAGCCACATAACATCCATCCACAAGGATACCCATCTGGTTGGCGTTAGGTAGCCCGTTACCAAATACTATTTCTCCACCATTTACAGACAATCCATTCCATCTAGAACCGGGAAGCCCTGAACCATACCAGCTTCCTCCTATTGGTAGAGTCCATGAGGTAAAGTTACCGCTATCTAATACAGTATACTGAGTACCTCCGCCATAAGTGCTTCTATTTACATATATAGTACCCTGAGCCCATCTCCATTGCCACCCATAACTATTATTATGGAAACCTGTTGTATCAGTATTCATCATCAGGTTTGCCTGATTCTCAAATTCTATACCATACCAACCGTTTCTGCTACCTCCAACTCTCCAAGAACCATAAGAAGAATTATTAGCATATAAAGTTGCTGCGTTTGCACTTCCGTCTACTCTAACAGCGGAGTTAGCTGATGTTGCATAGGAGACCGACTGTGAACCTATATTACCAGAGTGAATAATTTCTCTAACTGTATTCCAGCTGGTGTTATTACCTGTTCGTAAATAGAAATTGTCAACAGCAGATGATGATGGACCTATTATTTGCCAAGCAGAGTATCCATCATGCCATCCTTGTATTGTCATCAAAGACCACCATGAACTACCTCCATAGTTTACGCCAGTAATTTGATTACTAAATTCCCAGCTAACCCTATAATCATCATAATTATTTGGTGTTCTTTGTGCAGCCCTTGTGTCTTCTACTATTCCACGATAAGTTTGAGTAGATGTTGTAGAATTAGTAGAGTTAGTAGCAGTAGCAGCATTACCCGTAATGCTAATACCCCAAGTACCGCTAGCTCCTCCACCTGTAAGTGTAGGAACCCAGCTATTATAGTTGGATTCATGTAGTATTCTTCTCCAACCAGAGTAGTTATCATTACCCCATTGTGTTTTGAATGTAAGGTCTCCTGTATGAGAAGCGTAAAGCTGGAAGCTATGGTTGTTAAGTCTCCAAGAAAGTACACCACCGTATGTATAGACGTTAGGAGGATAATTACTATGAGCACCGCTTGTTATATTAAGAACCTCATCTACTCTGAACTCTCCAACGTCATTGGTAAAATTCTGCCAATCTCCACCACTTTGTCCTTGGTATACTTTTGGCTGGGCCCAAGTGGTATAGTTACTTGTATCTAAAATAGTAGCAGATGTACCACCACCCTGTCCGTTTTTATGAACATATCCAGTACCATTCTCCCATCTCATTTGCCAACCATAACCTTGACGATAGAATCCACTTTCGTTTGAGTTGACCATCAAGCTAGTTCCCGCAACAGTAAAGTATATCCCGGGCCAGCCATTACGAGAACTTGTTATTTGAAGTGAACCGTAAGAACCACTTGTATTAGGCTGAAGGTGTACGCCTTGTCCACCACTTTCTAAATACATAGAACCCACATAATCTACAGAACCGTATTGCATATGAAGGCTCTTATTATTATACATTTCTACATAAGAAGAACCAGTCATTCTAAAACCACCACCATAAGTTTCCCAGTATAAACCAGCGGTACCAGATATTCTCATCCAACCACCATCCGCATATATATCCCCTGCAACATGAAGCTTATACGATGGAGTGGTAGTCCCAATACCAACTCTGCTTGGGTATCCATTTGTACTTCCAGCAATATTTATCAATATATTCCCACCAGAATCTCTTACTCTTAATCCTTCGTTAGAGTGTGTACCTATTACAGTCCAATACCCATCCTGCATTATGTATTTATTCAGGTCTGAGTTATCTGTTGTTTTAAAGATTAACTTTCCGGTTGTACCACTAGTCCCGGATGTTAAAACTATATCACCACCATTATTTACAATTAATCTAGGCGTAAACGAAGAACCATTATAATAACCCAGCTGAACACCATTTCCTTGATAATGTCCATATAAAGAAGTATAGGCACCAGAAATACCTAATCCATATAGATTAGAAGCTCCCATTCCAATCAGACCAAGTGTCTCTCCCCCATTTCCTACATATATCCTACTTGTTGCACTTATAGATTGGGTTATAAATTTAGAATCAACTGGTAGTTGGTCTTTTAATGTATCACCACCAGATGGGAGAGCTCCTGTATATATCTGAACAGAGCTATCAAATCCTAATCTATTAACTCTTAAACTAGCACCTAGAATTGTGGTTGTAAAGTATACTTCTAAGAATGTATTACTAGCCCCCCTTGTTATTCTTACCGCACTTGCTGGGAATCCACCATCAGTTTCTACGGTAACCAGTTTGTCATTGCCCCAATCACCATGAGCTAATATCTTCAAATAAGATGGATTATGGTTTCCTCCAGTAGTATATACTTCAACATAATATGTTCCCCTTCCATCACTTCCTGTAGTCGCTACCCTATACCAACCTGTTCCAGCTGTTGTAAAATTACCAGCATTAGTATAGATTGAGTTAGAGGTAGTATAGTAGGAGCCTGTATTTTGATATGCCATTGAGCCAAGCCCCAAGAAGGAAGCTACTGCTGTTGAGTTATAACTTCTTACATAGTAATCGCTAGAGTTAAAACCTGCTATATATCCAAGACCGGAAGAGTTTCTTTCAGAACCTCCACCCGACATATAGAAATATGAATTCTGTATATATCCATTTGCATCTCTTTGAACTATAGTATAGGCTCCCCCAGTTTGATTAGGTCCATATCCACCTAGTGTAGCAGCATTTCCTGTAATACTAATACCCCAAGTACCAGAAGCTCCTCCACCAGTTAATGTAGGGGCGTAGGAGTTATAGTTATTGGCATGTAATGCTATTGCATTATTGATATATGTAGTTCCATCAATGCGTGTTTCACCGCTAGTATTACCATAGTTTAAGTAAAGCGTTCCACCTGTACCAATAACTAAATGACTTGAGCTACCTCTAAAATAATTTCCTCTTGAGTGACTACTATTTGCATTGGATATTGCTAAGTCAAGGCCCGGTATATACACATAGTTATCATAAACACGAAGTGTGTTAGTTGAATAGTCTGTACCTAAGTACATATAAGACAAAGATGCACCGGAATCTCCATATGCACCAAATGCTTTCATTACTGTACCTGAACCGTTCCCAAACGAAAATCCATGTCTAGCCCATCCACCCCATGAACTATTTGTGCGGTACATAAAACCTCCACCTGTAGTTTCTGAAACATTTATTGTATTTGTAGTTAAACTTCCTCTTGATACTACTGTAGCAAGAGTCTCAGAATTAGCTGTACCAGTAACATTAATGTTCCAAGTACCTCCATTATTAGTTATAACTTGCGTACCGTTTGCGTATAATGTTCCTCCTATGGCAGCATATGTATTACCAGATGTATCTATTTTAAATCTTTCAGTACCCCAACCATCTTGTCCTGAATTATCAGTTCTATATCCTTGGTTTTGAGTAATACGGAAATTCCAGTCACTACCTGAACAAAAACCTAAACTCCATCTGTCGTTACTTCCAGTTGAAGTAAATTGAATAGATGGTTTATCTTGACCACCTGTTTGTATATGGTATCTTGCAACAATACCCCAAGAGTGGTTACCGTATTGGCTTTCAAATGAGAATGGTATATAGTTATTGGCAGCGTTATTCCTATCTACAAATAAGCCAGCATACCCCCAACTTCCAGCAGTATTACTGCTGTTTAGGTAAATCTTATTGTTAGCAGTAATAGCATAGTTGGTTGTTATCGCACCACTATTGCTAATAGTTATAACATCTCCCGCATTTGCATTACCAAGGCTAAGGTCTGAGCCAAATCCGTACACTCGTACAGTATTCCCTGCTCCGGGTCCATAATCTGGATGACCTCCTAAATAAAACACATCGTTAGTATGCCAACCTACTGCACCTACAGTAGCTCCATTGGGTCTATCGAAATATAAACGCCCACCATTGTTTGATATATAGATGTTACCGTCTGTTTGAATAGTACCCCCAAAATAAGCACTACCACCCCTGTCCACCCTGTACACCTCTGTACTCCCAGTTACGCCTTGGAATAAATAATATCCAGAAGCAGTATCTTGTTGAATAGCTTTGATTATTGGAGTACCCTGAGTTGAAGCAGAGAAAGAAACCCAACCAGTAGCATTTGTATTAGCAGATACCGGGATAAAAGGACCACCTGACGCATACCCCTGAGATTGTACCCAAGACTGTGTAGCAATAGTTCCGCTAATCAAACCTTGGTTTGCAGATGTCATAACTACATAACCCCAAGAAGACCAAGTGTTATTGTCTGTTTTGTTCCTTATTCTCCATCCATTAGCTGGAGTATTATAGTGAAACATCTGCTGAATAGTACCCGGAGAACCGCCAACATTCCAGCTTAATAAATGCTGTGAATAACCTGTAAATGCTATTGAACGTACACCATTGTCGGTATATGTATCTATGTTTGCTTCAGTACCACCACCCCTAGTTCTAATATATCCAGAGTCATCAGATAAAGACCCAGCTGAACCTGTAATACTACCAGAAGATGTGATATACCCCGGACCATTCGTTAACTGGTTAAGGTTAGTAAGATTTGCAGCTGTCCATATATTATTCCCCTTGTACTGAAGCTGGTTAGTATTTACATAAAACAGCTCTGCACCAGCTGAGGTAACTTTTAATCCTTCGTCTCCATTATCAGTAAGAGCAATAAGAAGGTTTGACAAAGCCCTACCACCACTAGCTCCATCACCAGTAGATTCAAATATGATAGAAGCCCCATCTGTATTAGCTGCCCAAGATAATCCTTCACCTGCTCCAAATGTTGCAAGTTTTGCAGCGGTTACTGCACCATTATTAATCTTAGCAGTAGTTATTGCATTATTTGCAATAGTCGTTACTATAGATGTGGCTCCACTTCCTGTTACATCACCACTTAGAGTAATGTTTTGGTTTCCTGTAATATAACCCGGACCGTTTGTTAACTGATTTAAGTTAGTTAGATTACCAGTATGATAAAGAGTATATGTAGCACTCATTGTAGGAGCACCACCAACAGTTGCTCCTGTAAAATAAAATATTCCTACCCCTCCAGAAATGGCAGTAAAATCTAAGGCTGCTCCACTCGTAGCGGTAGCAATCCAACCGCTATTATAGTATGCACCTCTGCCCACAATGGCATTATCTGATGTTATAAATACCCCTCCACCGCTTGTCCCAAATAATGATACCGTCTGATATGCAGATGTTGATGGTTTATTAAAGATACTATGTGCTGTACCATTAACAGTTATTCCTGCATTAAATGTAACTGCACTAGATGTAGTAGCACCTCGTCCAGTAACACTTGCTAACGTATCAGCCTCAGCAGTTAAAAAGCTAGGAGCACCAGTAATTTTAGACCAAGCAAGGTCTGTGATATATGAATTGCCTATAGAACTTAAGGTAGCCAAACTACCAAGTCCCAAGTTAGTTCTACCATTAGATTGTTGCGTGCTAGTCAACCCCTGAGTAGCAGTATCTACACGAAGCCTATTGCTAAGAGCAGTAGTTACTGTAGTAGCAAAGTTCGGGTCATCACCCAAAGCTGCTGCTAACTCATCCAGAGTGTCAAGTAATCCGGGTGCACCAGCAACAAGGTTATTAATCTGAGTTGTAACATAGCTGGTAGTAGCATACCCCTGTGAGGCATGATTCCCCCAACCAAATGCAGTATCCCAGTTTGATTTATTATACCCCGTAATTGCAGTAGTACCAGAGAAGAAGTTGTTTATCTCTGTCTTAGTGTAAGCATCTGTGATACCATATCCAGATATTGTAGTAGGATTAGTACCAGCAGTTACTCGACCCTTCGAGTCTACTGTTACAGAACGATATGTTCCAGCAGTAACCCCGCTATTTGAAAGTGTTACCGCAATAGAAGTAGTACCAGAACCTGTAGCATCACCACTAAGTGTGATACTCTGATTACCCGTTAAATATGTATTTGTGTCAACAACCAGCGTTCCGTCAGAAGCTGATGTCTTTAAAAATCCGTTAGAAGTATAGCCCGGTAATTTAACTGTACCATTAGCATATACAATGAGCTTCTGTCCAGCACTACCAGTAACATAAGAATAAACATCCCAATATGTAGCATTGTCCCGTAGGGCAAATGTCATATTAGAATTATTCATATAGATAATCTGTCCTAAGAATCCTGTTACAGATTTAATCCATAGGTTAGTATTACTACTTACTGCACCACTAAGAGTTAAATGTACAGCTCTTATCTCTCCGTTAGTTTGAATAATGCTTGTAGTGTCATCTACGGTACCTGTACCTATCAGTAATCTACTACCACTCACTTCTCTTATAATGCTATCAGTAAGACCAGTAGATGAGCTAAACTTAGGCAATGTATTTGTTGTACCAGAACCGCTAACACCGCCTAATCCAGCAAGTGTATAGTTAGGTATATTTAATACATTACTTGATAAAGTAGCTGCACCACTTGTACCAGTTGTAGTTAGTGAAGTAATCCTGTTACTATATGCTGTATCCCAGTTAGACTGAGATGCTGTTGTAGGTAAACTATATCCTGCTGCAAATGATAGAGCAAGAGTTCCACTACCAGTAACAGGTGAACTACCTATAGCAAATCCAGTTGGTACTGAGAGACCGACAGATGTAACTGTACCTACGTTCCATGTTCTATTTGCCGATAGGTCGTGTGCTGTGCCATTTATTGTTAAAATCCTAGCCGAATCAGCCGGAGTGTAACCAAGCAATGTTGGGATAGACTTCATCTTATACAATGAAGAAGATGTCTCATAAGACAAAACCTCATTGTTATTAGGAGTAGTAGTTATCTGTACATCGTGAATTTCTCTTAACTCAAAGCCGTTTTGTGGCTTAATGAAAATCTCTCCGTTGTTTTGCTGAACTCTTGTTACAATACCCACAAACACTAAATGTGCAGGTGCGTAAGGCTTATTATTTAAACCGAAAATAAGATTACCATTAGTTCCAAGCCATACAGGGTCTCCAGCGACTGCAGTAGATGTATCTAGACCAGCCAGCAAACCCTCTGTAATAACATTCACCTGTGCGTTTAATGCACCCCCTGTTTCTAGTAATCCAAGCGTTTTTGATGAAGTAGCTTCTGACGCATTTGATGCCTTAGATACAATCATATTAGTTCCATCGGAAGATGAAACGTATACTGCTTGACCTTTAGCTATAGCTTCTCCGAGTTTTACTTGATGCTTCAGCACAGATGCAGCAAGGTTGGAAGCTCCAATGTCGGATGCTACTTCCGCACCCGTCCTATATCTTACAACACCGTTAGAATCCTGTACTAAAAACCTATCTGTATCTACACCAGCATTGGCTACTGAATCTAAGTCCAGCGTGCCAACTACGTTTAAGTTAGCTAAAATTCTCATTTAGAGATATGTTTATTTCTTTATAATTACTCTGTAAGCGTTTGCTGCAGGGGCAGTTGCAAAACTAACCGTAACGGTATTTGCATCTGTGATAACCACATCAGCTAAAACTTCCTCAAGAGTAGTATTATCTTTCAACATTACAATCACATCTACTGTACCCAAGTTGTGAGTTACAGCAAATGAAGTTGCAGCACCATTACCTACGTTTGCTGCATATCCACCTACACGGGCATCCAATAAAGTTTTAAGCTTTAAAGGAGTAACAATTCTCTGGTCATCAGTACCAGCATTTGTTTCAGCCTGTGTTGCAATTTCAGCAAGACCTAATGTGCTTTCTGTAGCTTGGTCTCTGTTAACTTCAAGCTGAATCCAGTCTGTAGCTAAGGAAGTAGAAGCTGCATCAACTTTTGCGATGATTACATCTCCAACATTAAATGAAACAGAGTTAACTGTTCCTGCAACACTCACGAACCAGTAGTCACCCTTCTTTGTTCCACCAACCGCTGAAGGGAAAGAACCTGTTGATGCATCCCATGCACCCTCAAGATTTCCTAGTCCACCGATTGCACTATCAATATATGTTTTAACAGCAAGAGTACTTGGGATATTAGAGTTACTAGCACCAGAAAGTGATGTACTTGTTATGATTGAAACCTCGGCAGGGTTACCTGTAGCACCAGACACATTACCTATCAATTTTAGGTCTGAAATCTGTTGCATTTTGGCAAACGTAACCTGATTGTTACCAATCTTAATTGTGGTTACTGCACCATCAGCAAGCTTACCAGTAGATACGCCTAAGTCTTTAAGTCTAACGATATCGTTATTTACTTCGATAGTTACGTTATCTGGATTCAAATCCAGCGTAACTGAACCACTATTACCACCACCAGTTAGACCACTTCCGGCTACAACTTCTGTGATGTCACCGGATACGTTAATCCATGATGTACCATCCCAAAAATAGACAGCCTTGTCTGTTGAGTTGTAATAAATTTGACCAGTTACAGGTGAACTGGGTGCAGATGTTAAATTCTGTAACGCTACGTTCAGTATCTGATTTTTACTGAGGTCTAGGTTTACGAGTACTTTTTTTGCCATTTTACTTTAGTTTATGTAAGCCTTTCCGCTTACTGGTGCTGTGAATGTTATTGTTATTTGATTATTAGAATTATGTCTTACTTCCCCCTCTACTTCATCCCCAGCAGTATCCACAATTCCAACGGAAGCAAATTTACCTAAATTATGCGTAATTACCCAAGTATCAGAAGCTACTTGTTGGTCATGAACATAGTTCTTGTCCTGAATTACCGTAAAGGTGTCGGATATGGAAGTGCCGTCTAAGAAATTTAACGTGATTGTGTATAGATTCCCAACATTACTTACATCTACAGATTGCACTACTTTTTGGTAGGCGTAATTCCACTCATTAATCTTGTTGGAATTGTATATGTTGTCAATAAGCACATCAGGCACAATACCACCAGTCCCAGACAGGTCAATACCAGAAAGGTCAATCCTCTCAGGTATCAAGCTGGACGAGTTGGAGTGACCCGTTATAGAAGCGTCCTCCGATGGTACCAGTATGCTATTTTGAATGTTTAGTGATGGCATGTTATATGATTGAGAGAGATAGTTTATTTCCGTCAGCTATCGAATCCACACCCACCAGAAGGTTAGCTAATAATACAGAATCATTGATATTGTCACCATCCATGGCAAACTTTAACGCCTTGTTGATTATATAAAAAAGCACTTGCTTTTCATAATCGTCTGGGTTTAAGGTATTTGTCAATTTTGAATAACCTATCCCAGCCCATGAAGACCAAAGGCGAACACCTGAATTTCTGATATTTGCTAGTTCTGCTTGGGTATACATTAGAATAGATTTATTACATAGTTATTAATTCTGTCTATTGCATCTTGGCTAGACTGGATATCACCAAGTTCAGCCATGAAATCTGATAGGTCAAGTTCTGCAGCAAACAAGCTAAGATTTTTGATATACACCTTATCCTCACGGAGTTTAGGGTTATTCTTCATATCCATAACATACTTTAGATATTTAGCCTTTTCTGTTACGTTTACTGGATATACGCCATAGTCTTGCTTCTGTGAAGGTGTTAAGGTAACACCAGTCGTATTGGTGATTTCAAACTCAAATCTATATGCAGCACTAGGTAGATTGTTTGCTCCCGTAGCCTCAAATATTAAACTACCGCTGGCAAATGTAAATGTCTTCCAAGGTGTAGATGTATCTATAGTTCTGTAAACTCTTACCACTCTTGTAGTGGCATTTGATATACCAACCACGGCTCCACCTCCGGCAGTCTCTGTTCCACCATAATTACTGCTATCTACAAAGGTGACTTTTGTTGCGTCATATGCAACCTGAACTGTCAGGTTTGCTTGAAATATTGCCATTTTTTACGTTTTTACAAAGATACTTAATATACTTTTTAACTACTTGTTAGCTCTTAGCTGTTCCACTATCCTTTTCATCTCATCCCGTATATAGCCAATCTCTGGCTCAAAGTAAGGGTTCGGTTCTCCATTATTCTTAATCCTCATACCCCTTTGATTTAACCTTGTTCCTATATCTCCCGTCTTCATAAGGCCCTTATCGTACAAGGTTTTCAGAAACTCTATTTTAGATGAGTCTGTCTGCTTAATAGTCTGAAGCGTTTCGTTTATTGCGTCTAGCTTGGCATCCGCAGTAGTCATTCCCAGAATCTGCTGAATCATCGGGTCTTGTACATCTCGTTTAGCCATATTCACAAATTCCCCATCAAACCAAGTCCTAGCAATCTTCTTTTGCTCAGGGTCTAAGCTCTTATACTGGCTCTTTATAAAATCATCTTTTACAGCCAGATACGCCTCTCTGCGAGTCATGGTAGTGGCTAGGCTATCAAACTTAGGTATTATAGACTTAGCGAGTAAATCCTTGAATTCGCTTCTATCCTTTATCTCGTTTATTGAGTTGTCTGTCAATCCTTGATTAACCTTAGAACCCTCCTTGAAATATCTCTGAGATATTCCAGAAGCTTTAAGGATTTGCATTAGAGCACCTTTCCCGTATCTCTCCTCAAATAGCTTCTTCTCATCTGTAGCCAGTTCAGTTGCATATACCAGTACGCCACTAAATGGGTTGTTTTCAAAAGGTATAGAATTTACCGCTGCTTCTAATCTTTTAGGAGATATACCCTCTGGAAGTATAGGACTCATACTAGCCTTACCAATTCTTTGGTAGATATCAGCTGCCCTTCTTTCACCAATTCTTGCACCTTCAAGGTAGTCTTTAGTGGACTTCTCAAATGCAACAACTTCCTCTTGCCTATATGGGTCTCTGTTCATAAAGAACTTACTCATTCCGGAGTACATTGGGTTTCTTGACAGAACCTTCTCTACATTAGCAAACTGTGTTACAGGAAACTCCTCCATAACAGACATGGTGATTTCTTTCATGTCTTTTGCGAAGTTTACATCAGAGTACTCAAGATTTTGCTCAAGAACTCCTCTCTGTATAGACTTGCTTACTAAAGTATTGATAGGAACTAAAAACTCAGGGAGTTTTACACTTATAAATCTATTCTGTGATTCAATGAAGAATAAAGGAACCCTATTACCCCTATCAAAATCAGACCATTTTGAGTATGCTAAACGCTTCTTCTCTTTCGTTTCATCGTCATCACCCATACCTATAGCCGAAAGGAGCAGTAGTGTAGTATACGCTGCAAACTCCATACTGTAGTATAAGGTCTTAGATTTATTCTGTTTAGCTGAACCAAGCACAGCTCGTTGAACCTGAATAGCTGCATTCAAGTAAGGAATAACTTTATTCAAGTCAGAGCCATATGTACCTTTTCTATGGAAGTCTGCGGTTGAACGTGCTAATGCACCAGATTCTATTCTAATATCTTCTAAATCCTGACTAGTAGGCTCAGAGCCAAACTGATTCTTGTACTCGGCAATTTTTCCATCTCTGATACTTCTGTATAAAGCAACCTTAGTCATCTGCTCCGTAGTTTCTGTAATTTTCTTAGAGCCAAGTATGTATTGCTTTAGTCCCGGAACATTCCATTCTTCTATAATCTTCTCAAGAGATTTATCTTCTTTTCCTAGAAGACCTCTCTCAAACTCTACAGAACCTCCATTATAGAAATTTGTGGTGGCACCATATTTTGTAGCCTCTATGTAGTCTGGGGTCTTCTTGCTAATATCCTTACCAGCTGCAAGTGTTTTAATGAAAAACTTAGGATAATCTATAAGTAATGGTAAGTATTTTCTCTCACCAACTGTTGCAGCATAAGCAGAAATGGTATCTGGTATAAGCTGTGCCACACCAAAGACAGGGTTGATACCAGTTGCGATAACTCTCAGTAAGTTAGCACCAGTTAGTTTACCCACCCAAGTAATAGTAGGAGAACTCTTTAGGTTATCATTGTTCCAAGCTTCTGCAAACCATTTAGGTACAATGATATCTTTTCTCTGTCCATTAAAGTATGTCTTTATGTAGTCTTCCCCTTCTTTTAGCGGAACCTGAACTGCGTAAAATCTATTTCCATCTTCATCCACTATAACCTCAGCATCTACAGTTTCAGCTCCTTTTGTTTTTATACCAGTAGTAGGTTCATTTGATTTTACTATATTACTACCAGCCTTTTCTATTCCCTTGTAAGGCAGTTGCTTTTGACCAGATGGTAATTCTTTAGTCCCCTCTGGTTTCTTACCTTCTGAGATGGCTTTCATGTTCAGGTCTATAGCATCTTCAGCAGGAAGCTGATTGCTTTCTTCAACCAAAACATACTTAGTGCCTACTCGTATTCCAGCTTCTTCAAATGCATCTTTGTTCTCATCAACTAAATTGTAGAATCTGTTTGTTGCCCTATTCTCGGCAATAGAATACTCTGAAGCGTATATGATTCCTTTTAATAAACCCTCGTAATCACTTGCGTTTAGTCTTTCGCTACCACCCTTTAGTTGCTTCATCTTAAGGCTCCTGTCATTAGAATAAGAGGTCGTTGGACGAGCCATAGATAAGATAGGGTCTGCTATAATAGAGCTTATATACCTTGTTGGTGCGTAGAAGAATTTAGATAAATAGTTATAGGTATCCTGAGAAATTAATCCAGCCTCCATTCTACTCTTCATCATTGAGTTGAAGTATTGGCTATATGCCTCAGAACGAGTCATCAACTGTGCGAAATCCTCTTCTCCAATAGTACTTCTTACCTCCTGTAATAAATTATAAGCTTGTGTAGCTGTAACCTGACCTAGTGCAAACTCGGTATCCAAAGACTCTCCAACATAATTACCTTTCTCATCAATCATTCCATTCTCAACAAGTCTATTTTTATGCCTATTATACTCTTTTAAATCTTGAGAAATATCTGCATTAGGATTATTTTCTAAAGCACTTTTAATATTATTGTACGCCTGAGTCATTAATTGATAAGTCTCATCCATCTGTTTCTGAATAGATATTACCCTTTGGTATCCTATCATTTGATTAAATAGGACATATTCAGATATTGATGTATCTCCAAAGACATACTTTTTAGTTTTGGATAGACCGCCAAATATATTTTTTACCGCCTCCTCAGCCATAGCCATAGCAGTAGTACTAGCACTATTTCTTGTCAAAAGATATGCTTTGACTAACTCACCAGAACGACCAACAGACTGAAGTAGTTTTATTACGTTATACTGATTATCTAATATGCCGACTTTAACAGAAGCAACTATTCTGGACAATAGAGAAGGAGTAGCCTTTTTAATTTCCTTCAGCGTTCTATCTCTATCCATTATCTGACCACGCATAGATTCTGTAGCCACATATCTTCCTGTGGATGTCTTAATCATCTCTTCACCCGGAATGCCCGGTTGTTTCTTAAATGATTCCCACTCGTACTTCTTTTTAGCTGGAACACCAGAAGGTTGTTTTACAGGACCAACCTCACCTGTTGGTTTAGGTCCTTGAGGGCCCTCTGGTAATTGTGATTCAAAAGGAACAATATCACTCATCTTCTGAGCTGCAGCACCTATCTGCACATATTCCTCTTTTACCTCAGAGATTGGTTTGCCTGATAAGATATCTTTTAATGCACCTCCAAGAAATTGTTCAAGTGTCAAAGATTCAATCTGCTCAGGATTCATGTTTCTTAATGAAGGGAACTGCTCTTGCAGGAACTTCCAAACACCAACCAGCCATTCTTTGAACTTAGATTTCTTTGCAGCGTTTACAATCGTTTCTCCACGATTCCCAATAAGCATAGCAAGGGCTTCTTTTCTAGCGTTTATGTTGTCACCAAGCTGTGCTTTCGCTTTCTCCAGTTCTTCTGTTCCCTCTGCTAATTCTATACCCTTATTAAATAATTCAGGCTTCATGTTCTGGATATAATCTACCCAGATATGACCCATCTCATGTATTGCAGTATTTGCAGTAGCTATAGATGGATTTAAGTAAATCTTACCATCTGTAGTTAGTCCGTAAATAATCTCCCCTTCCTTAACATATTTCTTCACATCAGGAGATGCGATAATATCTTCAAATGATTGCTGGTCTGTAAAGAATGTAACATTCGGGAATGATAGGTTTAGGAATCCCATCAAGTTAGATAGTTCTGATTCCTGTTCCACTATATTCTTTCCTCTGAAAATTGCATTAGCAAGTCCAGAAGGCATAGCTCTACTAACAGATTCAGCAGGTGTAATCTTTTTGTTACCAGCCACCGCATCAGTTATTTTCTTTACCGCATTACCATACGCAGTAGGCATAACAGAGGCTAAATGTGCTGTATTCTCAACTACTCCAAGCCCCTTTCCTTTTAAAGAGAATGGGTAGTTAGGATGGTTTGACCTTTCTATTGTCTCAGCGGTAGCGTCTATGCCAACAAACCCTATAACGTGCCTAGCTGGTACATTCTTGATTGCAGGGTCTCTAAGTGGTTCTGTTATCCATCCTAAGTGTATTTTCTTAATATCTTCCTTTCCTAGCCCCTGCATCAATGCTTTTGTAACAGGTTTATCTGCTCGTAGCCTATTTACATCCGTAAGCAATCCAACCTCACCAGCGGTTATTCTGTCCATTATTAGTGGTCTTGTGTTAATATTGAGCTGTGCAATATTTGTTACCACTTCCTGAATGGACTTATTTTGCTTTAGATATTCCTGTGCTAGTTGTCTGTATCCGTTTAATGCATTTCTCTCACTAGGAGATAATGTTTTTGTCTTAGCTAGATTTGAAAGCCTGTCCAAATTAAGCTTTATATCATCAACCAGAGCCTTATAGGCGTTCTTTAGGTTAGCCTTTGGTAAAGAGTTTAGGTTGTCTAGAAGTACCCTAAAAACAGCCTCATTTGAGTTTATAGCCTCTGTTCCCATCTTAACAACAGCAACAGGGACTATCCCATCTGGATATAGGCTTGGATTCTTCTTATATATCTCCTTAGCTGCATTCAGAGTATCCTGTGCAGTAGCCTCATCTGTATATGCCCAAGCAAAACCAGTATTGCCCTGTGTGTAGTTAAATCCAATACCACCCATCAATCCCTTTATCACATTCCCTGTAGCTGGATTTACAATATCACCTGTAGTAAGCTCATCTGATATAGTTACCATGATAGGCTTACCTATGAAGTCAGATATATTTACTACTGCTGGAGTCGCAGCATTACCCTGTCTTGAAACCAAATTATTTACATCTGCCTTTGCAGTAGATTTCACAGCATCGTCAACCTTAAAGTCTAACGCATTCTCACCCGTTTTATTCATTTGTGTGGTAATATCTGACACTTCATTGGCACCAGTATTACTTGTCTGGAATTGAATAGGAGCACCCTTTGAATCAAGCATTCCTTTTACCCTGTAAGACTCATCTGTCCAGTTTCCGTATTCAGGATTTTTAGCGTACACAAGTCCTCCTATCTGAACAACTTCTTGGGCAGACTTTATAGGTCTTCCCATCTGCTGACTGCTCCTATCATAGAAATAGGAGTGTCGGAATGGATTCATTCCAACCTGTACCCACTCTGGATTATTTACCACTTCTTGTACAATCTTCTTTGCATTCTCACCCTGCTGCTCCATGTTAGCACCTTCCATATTCTGCCACTTCCCAAACATTCTACCGATAGTAGTCTTAGGTACTCCAGAGGCTATAGATAGTGCAGCTTTTGGCTCTACACCAAAAGTAACATCTGTAATTCTTGCTACGTTTCTATAAGAAATAGCCTTCCCAGCATTAGTATCTCCTTCATGCACAGATACCACCCATGTATTATTATTAGAGTATGCAGGTATGTCTAACCTTAAACCAACTGTAGTATTATCTAAGATAGTAGCATTTACTTTAGCAACTTTGTCTTTGCTTAATGCATTCGTTACCTCTTGCTCAGTAGCTGGGTCAAAGAACCTAGTTATAGGCGTTATTGGACTATTCTCAGATACAGTAGCACGATATTCCTCATTGCTAATCTTACCTGCTTTCAGATTCTGTGCTGCCTCAACTACTATTGGGTTTCTAGAAGAAATACTTGGGTCTCCCTTCCCTTCTGGGGACTTCTCCCATTGAATAGTTATAGGACCAGTCTTTTGAAACTGTGGTGTTACTTCTTCCGTGCTGCCGATAGGGCGATTGCTAATATCTGTTTCTGTGGTCGCTTGTTCTTGGACTTTTTCAGTTCCCGGATATTGGCTGATACCGCCTTCTGGAACGCTTTTTTGCTGAGTCCCACCGCTTTCTTTAATGGCATTTTCTTTCTGTTTTTGTTGTGAACTAATATCTTCGTTAGCTATTTCTAGTATCTTCTTATTTAACTGCTCTGCTAAATCTTTTGCTTCTTTCTTAAATACATCATCAAGATTTTCAGACTTCTTAATAAGGTCGTCTCTCTTGTCAACCAAGTCCATGATTTTAGACTTAGCATCTACAGAAAGCAACTGAGGCATCTTCTGCATTTTCTCAAATGAAGCTTTTGCCTCATCTTTTAACTGCTGACCAGCCTGCTCAGTTACTTGCCCAGAACCAATTAATACATCTATATTATCGTATGCCTTTTGAAGACCCATACCATCTATTACGATGGCTAAGTCTTTTTTGCTAATAGGCTTATTATTTTTAGCGTTTTCTTGAACTGTACCAAATGCAGTTTCTACAACACCCGGACCAATCTCACCCATACCTTCTGCGTATATATCAGCCATGCTGGTAATCTTACCAGACACCACTAATTGACCTGTAGCTTCCCCAGCCATGCCTGTAGTAGCTTGCATTCCCAACTCCGCTAATCCTCCGATAATCTTACCGCCTACAGTTTTACCAGTTTTAGTTACTATTTTACCAGCCACACCCATACTGAGCATATCCAATAATGCTACTGGTATACCCTTCTTATATCCGTCTGCCTTTAGTTTATCTATTAATGCTTTATCCTGAAATGCTTTTTGTAAATCCTCCGCAGATGATGTGTTATACCCTGCAGCTGCTATACCCTCAAGTATTTGACCGCTATACTCAAGATTCAAGGACGTTACACCCATACCAGCCATAACTCCATACCCAGCACCTACTGCAGTTCCGGCACCCGGAACAACACTACCAGCGGTTGCACCAGCGGTTACGCCAGCAGCTATCCTTGAAGCACCATGATAATACATTGCCACAAGGCTCTCAAGAGACATCTCAGCAATGATTCCTATTGGGTTCTTAGAGAAGTTTTCAAATGTTGGGTTCTTATGCCAATCCTCAAATGCTTTTGAACTTCTTGCTTCCTGTTGCATTCTTTGCAAATCAGCAAGTCTGTTGTAATCTATTCCACTTGATTCTGATGATACGTTTAATATATCCGCAGAAGCACCTACGGCTAATCCTCTTTGAATAGCACGATTAAATATCCCTTTAGCTACTGTTAGATTGTATGGATTATTAAGCTCAAGTGTTTTTATCTTTTCGTCAACCGATGCAAAATCTGATGTAGACTTGTTGTATAGATTTACTCCTTCATTGATTTTTGATTTATCAATCTGACCAGATTTAGCGTCAAATATCAGTTTAGTAGAAGCGTCTAAATCTATACCTGTTCCTATTCTATCTAGGTTAAGTAACGCTAACTCCTTGTCTACTGCAGAAGCTTTATCATCGGTTATAACCTTGATATATTCTTGATAGTCTGCCTGCTTTCCATATGAAAGAGATTTAAGGGCAGAGTATTGTCTTTTTGAAAGCAAACCCTTTAGCTCAGAAGATTCGTACTCATCCCTGAGTGCTTTCGACTCGGAGTGATACGCTGGACTATATTGGCTTCTTATAAATGAATCTCTTGTTCTATTATTAGTTTGAATGTCAGAAAATTCGTTCATCATATTGTAAACGAGTTCTGTTCTGACAGCACCTGTTTCTACGGTATTAGCCTCATTGGCTTTGTAGATATATCCTCTAAGATTTTCTCTTTCTTGTGATTGTTGTGGTAGGGTATCTAATTTATCCTTAATTACAGCATTGATATAATCCTGAGAGTACTTAAATGAATCGTATACAGATTGTATCTGAGGAGTAATAACAACATCAATTATTTTTTGACCACCAGTCTGTTTCCATGTAGTCAGCTTAAGGTTCTCAAAGTTTGGAGCCTTAACCTGTGGGGGCATAGTATCCTTTACTCCTTTAGCTTTCTCAGATAGTGAAGGTAGCTTAGGCTCCTCTTGGTCTGTTTGATTAGAAATAGGCTCTACGAGTGGTACTATATTTATAGATTGATACTCGGAACTCTCTGTGTCTAAAGGGCTAAAATTTTGTTCAAAATTCATATCCTTGTTATATTAACAAAGATAGTAGATTTATCGTTGCATAACTCCAGCACTTCCTATTGCGGAGAAATAAGCTTTAATTACCGCCATCAATGCAGACCTATTTTCGTTGTTTTCATTAATACCAATCTTGTAATTTATACCCTTTTCATTCCACTCATCGGCTCCTTTACTGGCATCGAATGCATTATTTTTGAAGCCCATAGACCATCCTTTGGTCTTTAATCCTCCAGCTAGTTTGTCAACAACGCCAGTCCTCTTTTTAGCATCTCCGCTAAAATAGTCTGCAATCATCTTGTTCATTAATGCTGCTTGTTCAGCTGAAATAGTACCACCGCCACCACGACCAGAGCTTTCTTTATAGAATCTCTCCGCTTCATCTGGTGCAGGCTTATACTTCCTAGCAATCATCTCCATCATTACATAGTCAACTGGCTGGAAGTCCTTAATTTCTTTCTCAGGCTTGTTGCTGTCCTTCATGTACATTTTGTACAAATCGTATCTGGTTTGATAATCCTTAGTCAGACCATCCTTATTCAATGTTTTGAAATTATTGAAATCCCTCATTACACCAGACGAATTAACAGATGGAGCATTTACGGCATCATATGCAACTGTCTCCAAATCAGAATAAACAGGCATCTGCTTTTTCTCTGTTCTTATAATTTTTTTATTAGAATCTTTTACCACATGGTCTTGCTGATTAACAGAAATCTTTGGAATATATGATTCGTATACAACACCCGGTGCAACAAATGCTTTTTGCGTAATAGATGTTTTATTTGGAATATCTATAGAAGGTATATAGCTTCCTTTAAGAACACGGTTGTACATATCTGTCAAGGTAGCTGCGTCTCCATCAAATCCCTCATACTTTGATTTTTGAAGAGTTACTATCTGCGACATGCCGTCTTTTATCTCTTTTATCGCACCTATTCGCATCTGTAAGTCTTTCTTCTGTTTTTCTATAGCATCTTGAAGTGCTATATATTCAGATGAATTAACCTTACCACCCTTCAAAATAAAATCTTGAACGCCACGATTGGCTTCCATAATTCCATCAAACTGAGCAGTAAAAGCTTGCTTCTCTGAAGTAGAAAGGTCTGTGCCGAATCTTTCTACGTCAGCTTGATGCTGTCTGAATATAGTATTAGCTATAGATGCTCTTTGATTCTCAAGTTCCTGCAAGCGTCTTTGTCTTTCCTCTTCTTGCATAAGCATAGCTCTGCCCTGCTGAAACCCAGTCATGAACTTTTGTGCAGCAGCACCATAGTCTATATACCCAGTTGGTATTACTTCAAGTCTTCTACTCATATTATTAGCCTTTATACATTCCCATTGCTGTTCCGCCAAGCTGAGTCAAAGCACCAAGAGCAGAAGATGTCTGAGCTCTTCCCTGAGCTAAGTCTGCTCTAGCGGATTGATATTTGTTTGCCCACTTTTCCCAATCAGCTTGCTGCTTCATTAGTTCAGCCTGTGCCAACATGTTTCCAGCTTGAGAGGTTAATCCAAATCCAGTTAATCCGGCTTTCTGAACAGCCTCTAATCCAGACATCTGTGCACCAAATCCAAGCCTTCCAGCCTCTACTCCGGTTTGGTATCCAAGCCCTAAAGCCTGCTGTCTTAATCCAACTCCATATTGTTTAGCACCCATATACTGACCTAATCCTGCAGTTTGAGCTTGATATGCTTGACCTACTAAGGAATTGATTCCTTGTTGTTGTTGTCTCAGAAGTCCGCCAGCCATAGCACCACCCATTCTACGGTCTGTAGCACTCTTAAGAGCACCAGCACCCTGTTGTGCTATAATATCTGCACCCATCTGACCAGCAGGACCTAATCCTCTCATCATAGCCATTTTGCCCAGTCTTTCTATGTCAGCTGCCCCTTTTTCTGCACCAGCGGTATATTGCTCTGCAAATCTCTTTTGGTCTTCTTGAAGTTTTTTAGCAAAGTCAGTACCTAAACCAGCCATCTGGTTAGCTAAATCCATTTGCTTTCTAGAAGCTTCTTCAGCTTTTAGAATGTTTTGCTTATAGAAGTCTGGTATATTGTAAGCAGGCTCCTTAGACTCAAGACCAGCAATTTGCTTCTTAGCCTTTTTTGTTCTAGAAGCACCAGATGCGATTCCAACACCACCTGCTGCAAGTGCTGTTGCACCACCTACTATTGCTATTGTTGCGAAACTCATAACTCTATTTTTTTATTTTCCAATACAGTTTTTAACAAATCATTTTCTCTCTTTTCTATCAATCTCTCCTCAATCTCCTCTAAATCCTGAGAATCACTTTGGTTGACATGATATGTCGTCCATATGCAATCCTCTATGATATACAATATCCTTCTCGTTCCCGGCTTCGTTATCCCTGTGTACGGTGCCTCAAACTCCTCCCATTCCTTTCCATCAATAGACACAGCCACTTTTCCTTTGGAGACAGTAAACGGGTGTTCGGTCTTGTGAATCTTGCTCGTAACTAAGCTACCTGCTGGCATAAATATCTCTCTGATATACATGCCGGAGGTAAACCTATGTACAAGAGGCAAATCTATAGTCTGATAATTATCAGCCATAAAAGCCTCAAGCTCATCCACCCTGTCATCGTTCTCCCTTATGATGATGTCTCCACTCATCAATTTATCTTTGATTCGTTATACCCATATTTGAGCATAAGCAAAGTTACATAATTAGACGGGGTTAAAGCTTTTAATTCCATAATACACCAGTTTCCTCTTATCGGCTTACCCGTTGTTGGCGTAGCAGCTCCGCTATCCCTCAAGAAAGGAGCATTAAAGAACCCTTCTTGATTTCTAAAAAATGAATACGGTATAGACGAATCTAGCACGTTTGCAGCCCCTTTCACATAATCAGCAACCCATAAACTATTTGCCACTTCCGTAAAGGTCATAAATATCTTCTTTACAATAGGATTCTCATTTAGAATCACCCTTATTTTAGCATCATTCTGAACTCCATAGAAGTTGCAGTAGCTAACATTACTCTTGTGCTCCCATAAAGTTCCAGTATTAAAAGAAGTGTACAGTCTGTTATTCAGAGAATTAATTGTGTACGGGTAGTATGTATAGAAGGAATCGAATCTCTCGGTTCTCTCAGAATAGCATATAGTGAACTTATTACTACCCTTCTCACTTGAGAATATAACACTTCTGTTAGAAGAGTCGTATCCAGCAACATACTTAGCATCATCAAGGATATTTTCTGTAGCCCAAGAGTTCATATTTGTAGTAATGGATATCGGTGTGATACCTTCTAATCCAAGACGGCAAACAGCTTTTCGTATATCATCTATAAAATAATCTGCATAAGAATCAGACACCAAGCTTCCCGTAGCATTACCTATAGAATAATTACCAGCATAGTACTGGACATTATTAAATAGCTCGGTAGATAGTGTCAAATCCGTTCCACCAGCAGCGTTTGTAATAATTGACTGATAGACAGGGAGCATACCAACCTTATCCTCTTGATAAGTTCTCAGCATTCTATCCCTAACACTTAATCTTTTAATAGGACCAAATGAAGCATCTAGGTCTTTAAAATCTAAGTATAAAAACCTATTCAATCCATTGACATTACTATTAAACTCAAGATTCTGCGACCATCTTACAGTTGCAGGAAACTCTCTTTGTCTAGCTTGTTTATCTTCTACGGCTGGTCTTCCGTTCTTATTAATCTTAGTTAAGAAAAGTGGAGAAAGATTGTCCTCTTGAATCAAGTAGTTTTTAGTTGGTACACTTGAATAGAACACACGTTGAACCGAATCCGTCTTTCCACCAACCGGAGTAGCCGTTGAACCCTCAAGAACCACATAATCAGATTTAAACATGGAATCACCAGCTAGTGTCATTTCAATTTGCGTTCCAGCAACGTATGAGCTACAAAGGAACGTATGTGGTAGTTCGTAAAATACATCACCCTGAGAGCCTGTAGAAGTAATCTTCTTTCTTCTAAGAATCTTTGCCTTTAGACCAATAATTTGTGTAGCACCAGAGGTATCACCGCATGCAGTCATAAAGTCTTTAGCAGACTCATCTACTTGAATCCAATTACCATCTAGTGTAACAGTAGTTCCATTAGACTCATAAAACTCTGGGTCTATAAGAAGGTCTATTACTTTGAAAACCTTTTCGTTGATACCTATACCATCATACGCACCAGATTGTAGTTTATTCTTATAGTAATCATAAACTATAGATATTTCATCACCACTCTGGAAAGTATAACCAAGATTGTTTATTCTAAGTGCCAACTGTCTTGGAACCGTTTGGTCATTAGACGGCAGAACACCGCTATTTACAATAGTAACAGTAACATATGAATCACTCACAGAACCAGTAACTGTCTGATATTTGTAAGCAGATATCGTATATCCGTATTGAACACTAATCTGTGCAGAAGCACCCGGATTTATAGCTACTGAAGCACCACCAGAGGAAACATAAATAATGTCTGCTGATGTGTTTGTAACAGTAACAGTTCCACTAGCCCCCTGTGCATACTCATTTGCTGAATAAATAAACGCCTGACTTATATAGTCACCAGAGTTTAGTACTCTATAATCTGTATAGAACAGGAAGTTCTGATTGGGAACTATTGTATCTGGGTTGGTAAGATTTATATATGCGGTAGGGTCAGATGGGAGTCTTGCTGCTCCATATATACTACCAGTATAGTAAACCTGTAATCTTACATCTTGATATGTATTAGTAGAGCCAACATACCTCCACTCTACTGTCCATACTGTAGACTGACCAGATGGTGATATTATAGTTGGCTGAAAATCATTAGTAGGTATTGAATTTGTATATCCTCCAGCTTGTGGTGGAGTATTTACGGTAACAGTATAATCCGTATTCTCTACAGCAGAAACAAGCTTCTTGTACTCAAAAATCATCCTTCCGGGGTCATTGATAGGCTTATTCCTATATGTCAATGAATGCGGATTTAGACTTATATCGTAATATGAGGTTGTTGGTGCATTTGTGTCACAATTACTATATGTTACCTTTAAGAATTGATGACTTCCATAAGACTTATAAAATGGTATGTCGGCAGCAGGTCCGCCATTAGGCTGAGGTAGTATGCTTATGTTAGTAAGACTACAGGTTAAACCGCTTGTACTGAGTGCCCCATATTTAAAATCTATAACATCTGTTATAACCTCTGACTCATAGTTATTATCTTCTGTAATAGCTAGTCTGAAATACTTAGCCCAAGATGGTGCTGCAGAGCTTATCTGAATATATGGTAAATAAGTCTGTCTTGTATTCCACCAAGCAGTACCTGTTCCGGCAGCTAAAAGAGATGGAGACCAATGGATATGTGGTACATCAACAACCATGCTATTCCCAGTAAACACACCCACATTTCTTCCATGCTCATCAAGGTATACCACTCCAATCTTATACTTACCGCCCGGATTCAGTATCATATTAGATGCTGGATTCAAGTTGTCGTCAAAGAACATCTTATTATCACTAACGTAATTTGAAGATGTTAGACCAACAGTAGAAGATATGTTTGACTTATTATATCCTTCTTTAAAGTTTCCGTATGTTATAACATTTCCGTTTACTACTTCCTGAGCCTTAGCTGAAATAGGAACATAGTCAAACTGCAAAACATCTGGTGCCTCAGAATTATCTAAAGGTATTTTCTGACCAGCACCAGTAAAGGTGTATGTTATAGGAGAGCCAGTTGATACTATAGTATCTATGGTGTAAAAGTTGCTCCATATTCCATCAAAATACTCCCTATAGATTACCTCAATCTCCTTTACGTTTGCAGAGCCAGATTGTATTGTAAACCTTACCGCATTGTACCCTATAGAAGTATCAGTAGGTATAATGTTGGTTTCATTGAATATGTAGTATGGGATAAGAGTATTTGAAATCGGTGAAAAAACAGATTTCTCATAATCATCGTATATGTACCTATATGCGAATTGGTACATTTTATTTTGCACAATCAAGCTTCCGTCACTAACCCTAACTAGGTTTACATTTGACGGAGAGAACATAGGTGGCTTCTTTATAACCGTTGTAAACTCCTCAATGATGTTGCCAAAGTAGCCAAGCGTCTTAGCTTTTCTTATATTTAGCTTTCTTGGAACTCCGTCTTTATCAAGCCAGAATAGCAAATCACCTTCTTCTGAAGTATCTGCACGATTGATAATTCTTGGGTTATGACATTGAACAGTTGTTGATAAGTTTATTGCTGCACTCTGTGCATTTGTTCCACACTTTACAATGATTGAGTGGATATTAGTTATCTGATTATACTCAGTTATTAAGTGATTCCCACCCGTATGAGCTATAAGATAAATAATAGAATCTCTTAGCGTATTTGTAACAGAGCCTACTACAACGTGGCTGCTTGTTAAAAAAAAGTTCGTAGAGCCGTCTAAATCCTTTAACTGAATTTCGGCATTACCAACTATATTATTTACGCCACCATAGGTGCTTATATTTCTAGCATCAATGTAGTCACCAGATGGCAATAACTCATTGTCATAGTCTGTATTAAGACCACCATTAATGCTTTTAGGCTGTGAAAATTGTGCCATATTTATTTAACGATAAGCTTCTCGTTGTCAAAAGAAACATCTCTAGCTTCGGAAGGAAGGAAAGGATGTACTCTAGATTTAAGAAGTCTTTTCTGGTTATAAAATTCTGTCCTTCTGATTGTTTTCTCTGATAAGTTCATTTTTCTTCCAGTAGGCATATACTGAGAATCTTTCCAAGCTATATAAGCTATCAAAGCCTCTTCAGCAATATCCGCAATCTCCACATCCTCTTCATCTATTGTTGCCATATACTCAACTATGATATAGTCATACGGGAACTCTGGATTTAAAATCATAGTGTCCTCGTCTATGGTATATGTGCCAATAAACGTAGTCTTAGTGTATGCACCGAATGCTTTGTAGTCTGAGCTTCCGTTTATTGAATTTAAGTAAGCAAAATCTCTTAATCGTGTATTGTCAATAGGAGCTGTAGCAAAATCATTGTCATTAAATCTTGATGTCTCCGTTTGTAACTTTCTAAAAGCAGTAACAGTATCATCTCTCATTATAGACGCTATCTGACCAACATTGTTTACAACACCAACATTCAATACGTTTAGCATATCTGCTGGGAGTTGTACCGTTTTATTAGGCAGTACATTAAGTCTTATGGTCTTAGGAGATGATGTAACATCAAGACCTATCTCTTTGGTACCCCGTACAGCTATGTCGTACAATCTCCTATAGTGACCATTATTATAGCCAGCTTGAGATATATACCTGTATATTGCCTTTGATATTTTCATTTTTTATTCTTTACCTGTTCTTGATGCTAAATCTTCTTGTCTTCTTTTATCAAGCATTCCAACTGCATAGTCAATAGCGAATGGAATATTATCTGCAGGAATATTTAATTCCTCTTCTAATGTATTCCAATCCGGGGTTCCTACAAGTCTTGCAGACATTGTTTTATCTGTTAACGGAATCTTAGATAAAAACTGAAGCCTACTTCCGTTTATGTAGTATCCTATACGTCCTTTTTCTACAGGAAGTTCATCCCATAAAAAAATCTCGTGAGATGAGATAGGCATAGGCTGCTTTTCAAGACCGCTTACTTTAATGTTTGAGATAGCGACACCGATTTTAGCACTAATAGGAGTATAAGCCAGCTCAACAGAATTATCTGATTCTATAGTTAATCCTGTAATTGTTATGTAAAAAGCATCCCCAATAAACTCCTCATTATCAACTTGAATATTACCCATGTATGCTCTCTGGGCAGCAATAGCTATACCCATGTTGAGCAGAATATTGACTTCTCTATCTGAGTGAGATGCATCAACTGGAACCAACCCACCATAATGGGTTCTTTTTATCAATTCTATAGCTTGTCTTCTTTTCATGCGTCAACCTTTTTGATGTTCCCGAATTGAATCAAACTTGGGTCTTTCAGGTTAATACCTAAGTATCCAAGAACTCGAAATAGAACATTGTTAATTTTATTATCAGCCCATTCAACAGATGTCCCGTCTACAGCAATTCTCCTTATAGGCTTTTTGTAATAAGTAAGCCAAACACCAACAGAGGGGCTAGATGGATAAAAGAAAAAACTACCACCAGACTCAATATATACGGGGTCTTCAGCATTAGGAGAATCTATATCGGAATACAACTTGCTATCAAGCACAGTTGGTTCAATCCTAGTTGCAAATTTGCCATTCATAGGAGCCTGACCGGGATATGCCGTCTTTAAATAGATGGCTCTAGCATAGTCTGCTGGCTTGTTATAAGGGGAAGCTAATAATTGCTCAAAAACTAAGAAAGGGGATAATGTTTCGGTAGTCTGATTATCCGCATTTGTCGGAGTGCTGTATATGTTATTTCTACTCATTACAGCGTAAGACATGTCAATCAAGTAATTGAAATAATCGGTAGATGCTAAATTGTATGCCTGAAGAAACTCATCCTGAGACATAAATGACCCATCGTACTTGTTTATAAGGTATTGGGTCGTGTCATATAATTGCTGAACTGTTGCCATTACTACAAAATTAACATTTTTAACAATAAAGGGGGCAATGCCCCCCGTATTGAATTAATAATATGAAAGCCAATTATTCTCTTTCACCTGCCAACATCATAGGCTTGTTACCAGAAACATCCATTTTAATTAAATCATCCAAATTGGACAGACCTAACTCTTTCATTCTCTTCTTAGCATCGTCTAAGATGAATGTATTCTCGGTGTCAAGTTCTACAGTCTTCTTTGAAGGGTCATACTTGAATGTCTTTCTGTAACCTTCACCAGCAATACCAGTAGGAGCCAACATAGTAGCAAATCTTCTACCAAACTTAATATCTCCTAGTCCACCTACTTTACCTTGCTCCTTAGAGCCAACAAGAGTTTTACTCTTTTCTTCTGGGTTCTGTGCAAGCCCCATATCTATAGTAGCTTTTAGGAAAGCATCATAATCATTACCTAAAGTCTTCTTGATTTCATCTGGGGACAAGTATGTTTCTAGGTCAGATTTCTGTGCGAAGTCTTGAGCTTCCATGAGCTTCTTCTTTCCTTCTTCCCACTTTCCTTGTCTAACCAAAGAAGTCTGGTCTTTAAGTATCGTATTATACTGCTCCATGAAAGAGTCGAACTTCTTAGGGTCTTTCTTTCTAAGAGCTTCAATAAGCTTTGGTCTTAAACTAGAAATTACTGCACCAGCCTTGTATCTTTTGTCAATAGGATTATCTTCTCCGTTAGGGTCTGGAGCCGTATCCTCACGTTCCATGTCATCTGACTTGGGTGCTCCAAGCTTTGATGCCATTTTTGCTAACATGTCATTAAGCATAAAAATTGTGTTTTATTGAGTAATATAAGGCAAATATACCACAAATTACAGACCCTTAAGCCTTTCGTAGAAGCGTTGTCCTTCTCCCTCCTTAAAACAGAACTTAACAAGGTATTCAACTGTTTTTTCACCTGCTGGGATTACAGCTGCCAAACCTCTACTTTCTGCCCAATGAACCTGACCCGGAGTTATGCTCTCGGTGAGGATTCCAGACTCCAAGGCATTTTTAACCAAATGGAACGCCTTTGTAGTCGGATTATTGTAGGATTTAAGGAACAATTCTGGTCTATTTTCAGCCACAGATACATACTCAACACGAAGCTCATCAGAGTCTTTTTCTATCCCCTGTGCATTGATTTTAGTGATACCAAGATAATCAATGTGTTCAAGCATTGACTGCTCTGACGCAGAGAGTGCAATCTTCATAGCCTCATGCTTAGTCTTTACATTTTGGATATTCTTCTTTGAGATAGCCTCAAAGTTCATAATCTCATATGTTGCTGGCATATTAGCATCTCTATGCTCCGCATTCAAGCACCTGTTACTTTTTGTCAAGAACTCTACAAGCATTCTATCCGTAGCGGGTACATATAAGAATCCGTCTACAAAAGTGATAGAAGGTCTGCGGTTAACGATATTCTCAGGGAGATTATCTTGCTCGTCAACCCATAAGGTGTTGATTCCCGGAAGATATCGCATAGCTCTTTTGTAACCAGCCTCCTCATCAAAAACGATGTCGGTATTAGCCAACATAAATCTTGGAGGGAACTGCTTCTTGTCATTAGGTGAAGCATTTGTGATAAGCTTAAAGACGTAAGTCTTAGGCTCTTTTTTAACTTCTTTCTTTTCTAGGGTGATTGAGCTTAGTGCCGTTTCCATTGTTGGCTCTTGCTCAACAACAAGATTACCATTATCATCTAAGGTTCTCTTAGTTTTTTGTGCCATAGCGTTTTAGTTTAATACTAACAAAGATAGTCATTTTGTTGGTTTATTACAAAATAATGCATAAAAAAACCCCCACAGGAGAACCTGCAGGGGTACATTGGGATTAAACTATGACACTATTACTTCTTCACAACGATGAACTGGTTAGCTGCGAAAACTTGCAATCCGCAGTAAGCCATGTGATGCACGTTCAATTCCATTTTGTCAGAAGTCGGAACCTTAGCAAGAGCACCAGTCTCCCACACTTTAACTTCCTTACCTGACTCAACTTCGTTAGACACGATACGAACTGCTGGGATTTTATCTCCAGACTGAGCATCACGTCCTTCTTTCATTGGAATCAAAGCTCCGTAGAAGTCAAATTTGTTTCCGTTACTTGCCAAAGACTGTCCGTAGATAGCCTCAGAGTTGAAAGGCAAGTACTTCTTCAGATGGAAGGTAACACCGTCAATCTTCAAAGAATCGAAGCCGTATTTAACAGCCAAATCCTGAGAACCACCAGCGTTAGCCCAAACGATAGCACCATTCTGATATTTAGCGAACAAAGAGTCATCAACAGCAGTTCTCAAGTAAGAATCCATCAAGAAATGGTATTCTTGAGCACCACCATTAAAGTCAATTTGACGAACAAGGTTATGGAAATCTTCCATTCCGAAACCAACTGTGTTACCAGCGATATCGTATTGGTAAGTTTGTCCACCAGCCTCAATTTGAGGAATAAGACCTTTAGCACCTACAGTTCCAGAGATGTTATCTGCATCAGAACCGAAGATAAGCTTGAACTCTTTATTGTTCATGAAACGTCTTACAGCCTCATCCAAACCTTTGTAAGTGTAGAAAGAACCACCTTCAAAATTCAGGTAGATTTCTTCAATCTTAGCACGGTCTGTGATTTTGTAATCTTCACGAATCTCGGTAGTTGTGAAGATTTTCTTTTCTGTAAGGTTAGCAATTGTGTCAGCAGCAGAAGAAGCTTCACCAGCCTCAGTTACGCCACGGAACAACAAAATTTCACCAGCAGCCAAAGTAGAAGAAGCATTCTTCAACGGAACGATAGTAGCTGTGTGAGCACCTGCAGTTGTTTTGTTAACACCTGTGATTTTGTACTGAACACCAGAAGATGCAGCTTCAACAACTTCACCTACACGAACTGGAGATTGAGCACCACTATTGTAGTGAGAACCAGCAGTCAAAGTAACTGTAACACCAGAGTTGGTTACAGATACAGTAGATGCAGCAGTAATCTTGATAGAAGAATGAAGCTTACCGTAAGACTCAAAGTGGAAAAACTCACGTCCCGGTACTACAGCTTTCAATCCAATCATCTCAAGAAGCTGAGTGTAGTTCTGGTTGCCATACTTTTCTACGAACTTGTCATAGAATTGTGGCTTTAAGAGTGATAAGTCACTCACAAACTGACGACCAACACCAGTACCAAGTTGTACGCCAGAAGGTTGATTAATAGGCATTTTTATGCACTTTTAATTGTTAAAAATAAAATTGGTTCATTTACGAGAATCGAACTCGCATGCGAAACCGCACATCCAATAAATGATTTTTGTAAAACTGACCACACTTGGTCGTAAGAGCTTGGCGTACTGCCAAATAGATAATGCAAATATAGGATGTTTTTTTTATATCTATAAAACAAAAAACCCGGCTGCACCTGCAGACCGGGTATATTGCATGGGAAGGGGTCGGTTTACATGCTATAAAGTTTCTCAACCCAAGCATCAACGTCACTCTTAGTACTCTGAGAAGATGACCTAGATGAAGGGGAATCTCCTATAGAAACACCTTTAATGTTCTTCAGCATATTAGCCTTAGCGGAGCTTACAGCCTGAGATACTATAGACTTTATGATTTTATCCCTGTTGTTTAGCCAATATATGTCTTCGGCAAGTGCACTTGTCTTGTACTCGCCCTTTTCTGCGTCATAGTATCTAGGTCCGTAAAAGTCCTCTAAAGTGAACTTTTTTAGGTCATCCTTCATGCTAGTAAGGTCTTCCTTGTTAGGTATAAAGTTTACCTTAAAGGAAACATCATCATCCTTGTAATCCATCTCAAAAGGCTTCACAGCCTCTAATCCATTGTCAATGCTAGACTCGTATTTAGCTCTTTCAGATTGGATGTACTTATTATACTCTTCTACCTCTTTTGAATTATCTACAGACTTTGGAGCCATAGACTTCATGTATTCAGAAATATTAGGAAGCTCAATATCAACCTTCTTCTCTGATAGGTATTTTACAGCATCTCTTGCATCCTTCTTGACTTCTTTAAGAGCTCTTTTCTTAGCTCTTTCAACGGACTTATTGTATTCTGCCACCTCATCTTCGGTCATAAAGGATGTATCCTTTTTTTCCTCTTCGTGAGAATATCTGTCGTTATATTCCTTTTGAATATCGGTATCAGTCATGTCTGGGTTTTCGTACTGAATCATCAGTTTCAAAACCTCTTCGTCTGATAGCTTATCAAGATTAGATAATACGGTCTGCTCATATATGATAGGAGCAACCTCTGCGTAGTTACCGGATACTATTGAATCGAATACCTTCTTAGAAACTTCGTTCTTGAAGTCTAATTCAGGTTGAAAGTCCTCATCCTCTTCCTGCGAATCATCGCTTCCAGCTGCATTGCCGTCTCCTGAAGGCTCTTGCCCAGAATCATCCGAAGCTTTCCCTTCTGGCTGTCCGTCATCATTCTTACCCTCGACATCTGATTTTTCTGAGTCATCAGTATTACTTTCTTGCGAATTTAGTGATTCTTTTTCTTGTGAAGAATCTGTCTGCTCGTTCTGCGGTTCCTCATTCCATGTGGATTCCGCAAACGGATTGAATTCATTTGAAGTCATAGATTTGTTTTTATTTAATTACCCAATTATTGCTCTTGTTCTTGCTCTTGCTCGGCTTCAGCCTCTTGCTGTGCAGCCATCTGCTGTTGCATAGCAATAGCCCTAGCTTCTTGAGCTTGGAAGTAGTTGTCTACTATTTTTTGAAGTTCTGGAGTCAAAGGCTTATCCATTTCGTAGGATTTCTTTAGGATATCCATAACGAACATCTGCATATCACTCTCTGCTCTCATAGCCTGTTCAGTCTTAACAGTATTCACTTTGTATTCACCCTGAATCTGCTCTAATTGAGCATCCATCTGAGCTTTCAACTGTAGTGACTCCTGCTGTGACTGAGCATTCATTTGACTATTCTGCATAGCCTGTTCTTGTGCCTCCTTCTGCTTCTTCTTCGTAGCTCTTGACAAATATAGTTCACCTAGCTTAATATTCTTAATATTTCTAATATTAAATGCAGTTTCAAAGTCAATTTGACCAGAAGATAGAGCCGTTTGAACCATTCCCTCTAAATATTGTCTGTAGTCGTCATCTGGCAACATATCAACCTTGATATCAAAATACCTACCAGTTATGTTCGCCTTTACCACCTTGGCGTATTCAGCAACCCTATAATTAACAGCATCAGCTAAAAGGATACCGCATTTCATCATCGTATTCTCAATGATGTTGATATACGAGTCATAAATAAAGTCCGTTGCATTATTAGATGCAGCTATACCAGCCTGAAGCTGTTTGTTACCAAGACGAGGATTTATACCAGCCCCATCTCTTAGCTCATTGATACCAGTCTCCTCACGAAGCCTATTAAGGTAATAGTTGAAGATATTAATAAGCTCTTGTAACTGCTGAACGCTTCCGCTATTCGCAATCTCTGCGATAGGAGAACCAGCTCTTTGACCCTCTTCGGTCATTGAACGATAGTATATATTACCAGTTTGGTCGTAAATCTTTTGAATCTCAAGTGGAGAAATAGACTTACCCTCTCCGAGAGAGATATTCTGCAAACCGTCAACATCAATGATAAGACCAGCGGGTCTCATCTTAGCTACAATTTGCTGAATCTTCATATGAGTTAAAGTCATCTGACGGATAGAGGTTTCCATCCTTTGAATCATTGGAAGATTATTCAGCTCGTAATTGTCTGGCATGAAGATGGAATAACTGAAGTAAGCTTCTGCCATTTTCTCTGGCATAGAAGGCTTAATCATATTCTGTTGCTTCTTCCAATCAAGCATAATGCCACTATTCATCACATACGCACCCTCGTAGATAACAAAGATTTTCTTATCAATCATCTCCTTATTATCACCAATCTTTTCTGGTGCATTTTCCTTCTTATCAACAACGATAGAGCCATTGGATGTCTTCTTAACTTGATACAACAAGTTATCTATTGTCTTTAACTCAAATTGAAGTACATCAACTGTAAGCTCATCATATGGTCTAGTATCTGAATAACGATATTTCTCATCCCATCTGCTTACTGTATTTCTAGCCTTTACTTTCTGAGAAATCTCAAAAAACAACTGCTCATCAACTTCTGAGTATAAAACACGAAGCTCGCTTATCTTCATTGGAGTTACCTCACCGATAAAGGAGCTATCTCTAAAGTCATCATATTCAGAGAAGGAGTACACCATGTTTTGAGGTATACATCTCTTAATCTTAATCTTTCCGTTGCTGTCCATGATAGACTTGGTGGCAGCATATCCGGCAGTTATAATATCAAAAATCAGCCTTCTTTTTACCACGTTTGAAGAGTTGCTATCTAATACATATTGCAATCCTTCTTCAAAGAAAATCTCTTCCGGCAAACGATGCTCAAGCTCAAAATACAACTTAAGGTCATCATTATCTTCTGGAGTATATTCTTGCTCGTTTGTTAGCTTTAGGTTCAATTGCTGTTCTAGGCTGGAAATGAAATCCTTGTTTTCCATCCTAAACTTAGCGTCAGCCATCTCATTAAACCTCTGCTTAACGGAGATAGGGTCGATAGCTGAAACTCTTGGAGTTTCCTGTCTTTTCATTAAGCTACCCACAATAACCTCTACAAACTTTGGTGCGATGGGTGGTGGAGTGGTATCCAGATTGATATACACATCCTTACCATCAATATTCATTTGAGATAGGTACTCCTGCATGGGTTGTTTACCCATAGCAAACTTTACGTTTTTTTCTATACGTTTATTCCTATCAGTATAGTATTGCCCAGCAAAGTGGGCTTCAATATGTTTAGCTATCTTTAGCCCAAAGTCCTTGCTTTTCTTCTTGTTAGAAGGTGCAGCGTGGAAATTGAGCAATGCGTTTGAATTAGACATTACATCCCTTTAGTGTACAAAGATATTACAAATTAAGCTTAAATTTTTGTATCATGAGCACTTTCGGCTTAGACTCCTCCACGACCCTATGTTCTACCATACCCAAAAGACTAATCATAAAGCTTACCGTTCTATCAAAGATAGTTCTATTCATGTGGTCATAAACCAGAAGCTCCTCCAGTAATTCTTTATAATAAATCTTATGACAATGGTTTTCAATAAACTGAATAGCAAGTTCTAGCTGTTGGCTCATCGCAAATGGGTCAGAACTCTTTACGCCCCACTCTTTTGTCTTTTGACCTTCCCTTCCCGGCTTGATGGCGGAGCTAGGAGTCTTGCTCATGTAATTAATCAACTTATTCTCTAAGGCTATCCTAACCACGTCATCCCCGGCATCAAGCTCGTACACCAACTTACATCCATAATAAACCGCAGCTTTCAGCATTTCCTCATCAAACATACTTTTCAGCTTTGGTCTTCCGTAAAAATGACCTATCGGCATACCCGTATTTTCTGGGTCTGTGGTATTGTACTTCTTGCAAATCCAAGCACTACCCATAGAACTATACTTTGAACTAGCCATAGAGTTTCTAAAAGGGTCAACACCTATGGTGTAGATTGGTGTATTCCCCGGTACCCTACCCCTATCTCCAACCTGTGACATATTCTCAACAGTTGGTAGCTCAAGTATATGCCACATCCCTTCAGATGAGTCCTGAAAATAAACATCCCCACCCTTATGCCCATCCTTCCAGAAGAAGCTACCTTTCCTCATCCTTACAGGATTCTCTGACAAGAAGTTTATCTGTTCGTATATCTTGTCGCTATTGAAATAGCACTTCTTAGCATCTATCTTAAATGCCTCTTCAACAGAGAATGGGTTCATCCGTATTTCTTCGGAAAGTGCTGTAGGGTCTTTAATAATCTCTCTTTGTTTTAGTAGAAAATCCTTTGCACCCATCTGTATATCCACCCCAAACTTCTTCTTTATATACTGCTTCTGCCTTTCTGTTGGGTTGTCTATAATAGACATCCCGTACTCATCTATAAATCCCTCATACCCGTCATAGGCTGGGGTAAAGTATTGGAATAATCCAGTAGCCGTAATATCTTGACCTAGATGGTCTGAGCCATCAAAAAGTTCCTTGAACTCTATACCACCATTCTCTGAGTCGTTTACCGTAGATGGTATTACCGCAAATCCAACCTTAATCATACCCCTCGTTAGCGTTTTTCTTACGATGGGCCAGTATTTATTGATTGGTACGTCTTTGGGCCACTTACCTCCCTCATCTATCAATATCGCAGTAATCCTACCTGAGTCATACGAGTTTAAAGCTGTTGCACGGTAATCAATAACAGACTCAAGACCCATGTCATCATCAAACACTTTTCCCTTAGTCCTTACAACGGTCTTGTTCTTTTTCTTTGGAGGAGAGAATACGAGGCTCGTCTTAGAGGTCTCATCCTCTATAGAAGGTTTTAGAAATACTGGTAGGTTCTTGTATCCCCATACAATCATCTTCTGAAACACATCCCTAGCATCTGGGTTACCAGTCTTACTCACTATACCGCAGTTAGACTTAGGTCGCATAATAGCCTTATACACTAATGCACAAGCCTCTTGAGATGTAGCACCCTCCCTTCGTTTCTTTATTCTTATGATACCAAAGCATTGGGGTAAAGCCTCACAATGATTTCTGAATAAAAACCATCTTCTGTCTGCATCCCTATAATCTGGCTTACCGCCATCTTCAAGCGTCCAGTAATTAAGATAGAAGTAGTGTAGACCAGTTATATATGTTGGTTCCCCGTTATTATAGAACCAATATCCGTTCCTTATTTTTTCGTATTCGTTCTTAACAAAAGAAGCTTGACTGTCTGTATAAATAGGTATCCCCTCAGAATCAAACTCCAAAGAAGAAAAGTCATCCGGAACTGAAATTCTAACAAATTTTTGCTCATCCCTTTTGGTCGAGTTTTTGAATACATTCCTTTCTTCAGGAAGTTCAATTTTGGTGCCATATATCTCTATTTTCTTAGCCATTCAGTCTATTGTAAACAAATTTGTTTATTTTCTCTACTAGCTCTTTACCTTTCGCAGAAATAAAGTAACTACTTCTTTTTACCTCCCACTTATTTGCGTATCCTTCACGAAGAAGCATCCTGTTATACTTAGTGAAACGAATGGGTGAGTTCTTGAAGTTTAGTTCAAACTCTTTCTTTGAATAGTACTCGTATCTACTTGCCCAAAGCAAAAGTATGATGAACATTTCAGGCTTTTCAAAAACTTTACTTAGCTCAAACAAAGCCATGTGATACTTAGGTATATCAATAAGCTCTTTCCTTTTGCTAACGATATTGTTTATAGCCTTATCATACATTGCATTCTTAGCTATCGTCTTCTCTTTACTATACCTTAGCTTCTGTGCATACAGCCTTCGTGTCATCACAAAAACTTGGTACCTTAAATTCTTAATCAGTTCATCCTTATTACGAATCCTTTTCTTAAGGACATCTGATTTTTTTATCATGCCCCTCACTACATCTTTATGGTACGTCTGCATCTTACTAACGTGATTCGTTAGCATCTGCTTATCCATCTTTCGTATCTCTGGCTTCTTTAAATTAATTTCCATTTCTTGAAAGTTCTTCAATCAATGGTCTTCTTGTTGCAGTCTTATCCTTTTCTTCATCCCCAGTTAGGGCGAACTCTGTACGAAGCCATTTCATGTTTTCGGCTATAAGCTTAGACTCCACCATAGCTTTCATGAGCCTCTCAAATGATTTATCATCTCTGCTTGAGAAGTCTATAGTGGAACCATCTATAGCTTTAGATAGCTCGTTTAGTTTTTTATTTAGCGAGTAGTATAGACCGACTATCCCATCCTGTCTATAAAACTCTAGTTCTTGTTCTAGTGTTTTCTTTGCCATTATAATTCCATATATGATAAAGCTAATATATCATCCTCTTTAAGACGTATCACACTTGCATGGACTCCGTTTACAGCATAGGGTATCTCGTAGTCGCTATACTTATATGCTATCACTTCCTGACCTGCATGAAAATCTGTGTGTCCTCTCGGAGTTCTCTCAATTCTGAAGATATTGTCGTAGTTGTCCTCAGCCCATCCGTCTGGTATATGCACCAGCTCTGAGGAGTACTTGCGTTTCTTGATTCGGGAAATGAGAAAATAACCTGCGAAGGGAACTGGGTCGTTCCCATCAAGGTAGAAGTATATGAATGCATTGTCAATTAAATATATTTTGTCATCAATCTCGTTATCCTGTGTGGTTGCCCTGTGGTTGAATATAACTACTGAGCCTTTGGGTGCACCCTTAAAATCTTCAAGAAGTATACCGCTTGTACTTGAAGAAACCCTGCTGTCCCATGAATAGTCGCTGGCAATATAGAGTTCTATATCACCCATCGGGGTGCTAATCTTCTTCTTCGACTTGGCTTCCGGGTCCACCAGAACCAATGCCTTGTTGTGCAATAGCTTCATTATCCCTTTGTTTGGATACAAAGTTAAAGAACTTTCTTCTTGCATCAATACATTTCTCGTAGATATATTGAACCAGATATGCCTCATTCTCATCGTTTTCTACATCTGGAAGTATACCTCTCATCTTATATAAATAGTTCTTGGCATGGATTATTTCATGCACGACATACTGAATGTCCTCGTCAGCAGATGGGATAGCAAGATATATGGAGTCCTTTTGTGTAAACGCCAGAGCACCTGAGTCGCTACATTCCTCCCTATCCTCTTTACTAAACACCTTGCTCTTTAGGGCATCCCTCATCGTCATCCCCACCACAATCTTGAGGGGAACATAGAAAATCGGAATCTTATAATTGAAGGTTTTATAGAGTGTCATTCCACAAAAATACACAAAAAAGCCCTGTAGAAACAGGGCTCTTTCAACCAAAAAATCAAACATGAAAAAAGCTAGATTACCAGAGAACACGTCTCGCCCAGTAGTTAGCTGAGAATATATCGTTTTTAGTTAGGGCACCGGATTTGTTTTTAATCCCGCCAGACCGAGCTAAGTAGTTTTTTCTACGCTTCGGGTCTTTGTGCTGGGTAAAATCCTGCATACCTCTATAACCAAATTTAATCTTTTTTACCTTATCACCCTTCTTGGCTAGTACCACTTTTTTATGGCTATCACCAGCAGGAGCATTCTTTGGCTTGTTAAAGCCGGGAAACTTTTCCCCACGGTACATAATACCGCCAGCCACTCTCTTTACTCCTGATATCATTTCCTATACCTTTTTACCTTTTTTGCTATTTCCTTTGGCTGTGCCACGAACTGCTTTCCCTTTCTGTCCCCCTCTGCCTTTGCTCTGTTTGTTGCTGCCTTTTCCTTTTGGCTTAGGGCTTCCCAAGCTTTCTTTGGCAGGTATCTCATCTTCCCATTGGAGGGTTTCCCAGATGAAGTCGTCCAGTTCTGCTTCGTCCACTTCGACAACGAATTTGAGCTTGACTTCTTTCCTTGATAGCCACCACCAGATTTTTTGTATAAGGCTACCGCTAATTGTGCTTTTCTCGCACTCCATTCCCCCGAATCTCCCCCACGAGAACCAGACTTTACCCTTGATACTATTCGTTTCCATAATGCAGGATTTGTTTTTGTTGCGGTACTCATTTCCTTCTATACTTTCTGTCTTTCCTATCATGCTTATTAAATGACTTCTGTGCAGAACCTTTTCTTCTCTTACCAAACTTAACCTTGCGGTTATCCCCAGCTGATTTTGCCTTTGCCATCTAAATTTATT